TGCTCATTATCACCTCCAACTACTTCATAATCGTCTACTATGAATTGACAAGTAATAATACCATTGAATACATTAATATTTGTCTTACCGACTACATTTAACATTACTTCTTCAGTATCACTAAAATCATCAAAAAGATTACATAATGAATCGCTTGCATTATCAACACCAAACTTAACAAAAGACACTCCGTTATCAGTTTCAATACGCCAATTATTGAACTGCTTACCCATAAGATTGAACTGGTTTCTTTTCACTAATAAATTAGTTACTAAAATAATAGGCTCATCTATATTCTGTCCATAAATATCTGCGGAATCATCTATACGCTTGACGACACCAGTGTCCATAAAGTCGGCAGTGATAATAAAATCACATAATATAACTGAGTCATTTTTAATTGGCAATGAGTTTAATTCACATATAGTTTTCTTAACATTTTTACCGTATATTTCAACACCAAAGGCATTATCGTGTCCCTGTACTAATTTAAAAGTATCTGTTTTAGCCAATAATTTTTTAAAACTATCACAACTACTATTTTTATAATTTCGTCCAGAACCTCTAAATAAGCCATCTTCTTGTGCTTTTCTTAAACATAAAGTCGGTTTTTTATATTTTTCTGCTATCTTCATAGCCATAATACCTGTTAATGATTCGTCAATCCCCATATGTGTTGTATTAACGAGTAATACTTTGTCATTTAAAGAGGAACTATTGTCAATTACATTATATACATTTGATAATGCTTTATTAATTGCGTTTCGTTGCCTTGCTTTAGCGTTATTGCAAAAACGAGCAACTCTATCATAAATAGATTCTTCTATTGCTGGTTTATTTCTTGGCTTATACTCAAAATATTGAGTCTGTTCAATAAATGCCTGAAACATCAAATCCTTTTCTTCTTGTGAACCCATTCTTATTAAAGCATTTATTAATGGAACGATATAAAATTGTACATTATGAATATTAACCCTGTTATGTATTGAATCAAATTGTTTTTTGATTAATGCTTTAAAAAGAGGATTGCAAACGCTTGATAATCCTTTGTCAATAATTCTTTTAGTCTCATAGCTCCTAATATCCATCATATCACCTATATTACCTAATGCAACAAGGTCAAGATATTTCTCGGATTCAAAATTAAACCATTCATCATCAAGTGCTTGTAAAAATTTATATGTAATGCCTACTCCCGACAGTTCTTTGTTGGGATAATTACCTTTTTGGTTATTAACGATAATTGCATATGGATTATCAATTTCGATAATATGATGGTCTAATATAATAATATCAAGAAGTGCATTTTCTGCTTTTAGCTTGCAACATTGTTCAACATCATTACTTCCAGCATCGGGAATAATTAATAATTGAGTATCTTTTGGAATTGTAATATCTTCCGATAAGCCATGTTGCTTTTTATCATGCAACGAATATGTCAATTCCCACATTGGACATACCGTTTTAAGATACATATACATTATTGCTGACGAAGTATATCCATCTACATCAGAATCAACTATAATGTGAACTTTCCTTGATTCTTCAGGTGCAACTTTGCAAAAGCATCGTACTGCATTATCAATGTTATCTAACAATTCATAAGAATACACAACATCATCTGTTAAATGTAAATATTTACAAGGATTTTTTATTCCTCTATTATGTAAAACTGTCCCAGTTATATTGTTAATATCATTAGGACTGCCATTGATTAATTTACATTCCATTATATCACCTCAACCTTGTCATTCCATTTTGGATCAATGTTTTAAATTTTTTAGGATCATCACACGGACTTTCCTTTTCAGATAATATATTTTGCTTATCAATAACTGCAAAGATATTGAGATAATTCATAAACTTATCAGCAATATGATTCAATTCTTCAATTTGAACATCTTTGTCATAAACAAAAATAATATTCTCGCATATCCTTGATAACTTATTAACTTGAATTTGTGTAATTTTCTTGCCACAGGTGGCTACTGTGTTTGTGTAGCCACCTGAAAACATCTGCATAACACCTTTTTCAGATTCAACAACATATACAGAATTATTTTGTTAAATTGAATCATAAGCGATATTCAATCCATATAAGATTTGACCTTTAGCACAAGGTTCAATATATAAATACTTATTTATATAGTCAGGCATATTGGTAGAGAAATATCTCCCTTTAACACCTACCAAATTACCTAATTCATCTCTAATTGGAATTGTAATCCTGTTTGTTTCTTCATCATATCCAACTTCAAACATTTTTTGTATTCGATAATCAATATTATCTTGGTAAAACATATCGTTCAAATATGGTTTATAATATGATAAAATATGTTCACTGATTGGCTCAATAGGCTTTTCAATACAAATGTCCCCGTCGTTATGTATGCTAAGCTCCGTAAGTAGTTTTGTCAATTTAAGGCTTGCAGGTAAATTTTTATTAAAATCATAATAATAATCAATGCCTATACACTGGCATACATATTTTAATGATTGAAAAAAGTTACAATGCTGAAAAAACATAACCAAATTAAATATATCTGAGATATTTTTTTGTTCTATGTTGCGAGTATAATCTATTGTATGTAAACTATTTTTATATACAGTAATAGCATTAAGATTATCTCCGTCTGGATTAGCACACTGATAATACTCCCCTTTGTCTTTAATATCATGGCATTTCAAATATTCTAAAATCTGTGGAACAAAATCATTATTGATTATATGTTCTTTTAAGCGTTGTACATCCATTTTTACCTTCCCCTTGCTACAACTACTAATTCACCTCGTTCATACCATTCATTGGTATCAAGATTAACTTCATAAACCATTTTATGCTTATTGCCAAATCTATTCTTGTCCGTAACCCCTATGTAATATTTTTTACTATTATCTAACGATTCTTCTCCATAATCTCCCCATTCGGAATCATAAACAAGATATTTATATTTAGAATAATCTTTTAAATCAACGGATTTGAATAATACCAATGTATCAAGTACATGTTTTAATTGCTTACAGTTAGCGATATTTGATGAACACAAATCTTCAGGTTTAACAAAATTAGTGTCGTCTGTCAACTGAATAGAACAATAAATAAAAATATTCAACTGCCTTGTTAGCTCTGACAACATTGTTGTAGTAACTTTTAATCCAGTCCAATCACCCACTGTGCTATCAGTATCTTTTAATGTATCATAAAAGAAATATTGTGTTTGGCTAATCATATGTTGTTTTCGGATTTCTAACTCTAATGTCTGATTATCATAAGCAGAAACCATATCAACAGCAAAAATCAATCCCTTAGTTTCTTTTTCAATCCATTCAGCTACCTTAATAATGTTTGCATACTCATCTGATAATTGCGAGACTCTGGCATAATAGTCATCGAACGATTCAATAAATTCGCCTTCGGCATTTTGTTTACGGATAATAAACTCCCCTTTATTATCCTTGTATAACCCAAGTGTAATTTCTCTTTCTTTTTTACTTAAATGAATACCATGCAATTCTTCAAATTCTCGATTATTAATAACAGTAGTTAGTAAACAAAATTTCATATTCTCAATTGACATTTCATTTAACAACACACATACTGGCTCTTTCTGATACAATGCTAAGTATGCAATCAATTTAAACATAAATCGTGACTTACCGTCATTTGACCTCATGCCAACACACATTAAGCATTCTGTTTTTAACCCTTTGAACATTTCATTCCACATCGGATAAGGTGTTGAAATTCCCATATCAGGTGTTTTAAGTCTGTCAAGAATCATGTCTGTCATCTTATTATTTAAGATTTCAGTATCAGCATTACCTAAAATAACAGTTTGAACCCTGTCAATTTTGCTCCTAACTAATCGTGGAATGTCACTTGAAGTCCACGATTCAAATTTCGGATGTGTTACGATTTTACTAACATTAAATCCCTTACGAGAATACTCTCTTAGTAAAGAATATTTTTTTAATACTTCTGCATACGATTTTACATTCTCAACTAAAGCAAGTTCCATCCATTTAGATACAGTTGACCAACCACCATAATTAATATAAGATTGATACCTTTCTTGATCTTCGGTCATATATGTTGTTATGATAGATGAATTAAAAGATTGACTACGATTTTGGTAAATAGAAACAGCATTATCATAAAAAAATCTTGTCACTTCGTCTGTAAAATCATATTTACTTCTTATTTGCGAAGCATATTCTACAAGTAATGATGGCTGTTTATATATAGCTCCAACAAATAATATCTCATTTTGAACATTGTCAAGTTTAATTTCTTGTTCTTCTATAAAATATCACCACCCATTTAATTTAAGTGCCTATAATCATATATCATCTATAATGTCAGAAATGTCAGCACCTTTATTCTCACTTCGATGATATTTTTTAAAAATAGTATAATCTATTCGTGTACGCCGAGCATTAAGTGATTGTTTTTTTAACACAGACTCTTCCAACGCTGCCTGTTTCCACTCACAATAATCGTTATAATCATTTATGATGACCGCTATGTCATACGCAAACATAGATTCTACAGTTAAAGATTGTCCTGTTCGTATTTTTTTTGTCTCAAGTTGATAATTAATTTTTTTTAACTTATCCTGATTACGAATAAACATTTGGTATAAATCTTCAACTGGTATCTTTATTGTAATGTCTTTATACCTACCATCGGCAATCATATTTACCAATTGCTTTGCCTTATTAGGCATTATTTTTTGTCCATAAAATTGACAATACCATTCTGCTAATTGACCTAAATAATATGCTTTATTAGTTATTTCTTCGGTCTTATTTTTTAATGGCTGTAAATATTTTATTGCCTGATCTTCTGTCCACGGTTTTCTTTTTAAATTTGTTTTATATTGAATGAAACATGCACAATGGCAATAATGATTTTGATCTATCACATAACTGCCATCGTACATTTTTGTAATATCTATAATGTTTTTACAATAAAAACATTTCATATTTCATCAAACAACAGATTCAAGAATAGATAGATATTTCTGAAGCGTAGCACTATCTTCAATCTGTTTGTATGTAGGGGAAAGACCAGCTTCAATAATTAAATTCTTTGCTTTCGCTTTCTTTGTACTTACAAGACTTTTCAATGTAGTAGAAATTTTACTCTTCAATTCTTCAATACTACTATCAATTACTTTTGATGAAACTTCATCATCATCCTTAATAGCTGTTTCTTCAATGTTTTTAGCCTCAATATTAACGCTATTGTTAAGTGAAGAGACAACCTTAATTTCCTTTTTATTTTTATTTCTATCAATAACTTTTTGCCAAGCGAGAAGAGAAGGATGTTCAATAAACTGATTTTGTGGATAAATATTTGTTCTATCTTTTCCCTCAACAATAGCTACAACTTCACCACTTTCTTCATCCTGTATCATGTGAAGTACGGTCTTTACATTATATGCAACATCTTTAAAGCCCTGTGGTCTTTTCTCACCAGTGGCAACCATCTTAAACTGACCATCTTTATCCTTCATATTTTCCTTTACATCTTCTTCTCGACAAGTTACAGCAAAATGTTTGCCACTTGCAAGAAGATCAAGAATGAATGACTGACCATCAAATTTAAGTGTTTGATAATCTTTAACTTCAAGACCAGCACCCTCAATGGCAACAAATTTTTCGTCACCAACCATTTCTTTCTTTTTGGCTCTTACTCCTGCTCTCTTTTTTGAGAACTCTACAATACCTTGCTGACGAGCTGTATAAAGAAGTGACAGTCCATCAACAACAATGGCATCTGCTACAAATTTATCACCCTTAGAGTCTACAGCAAGAACATCATCACCATTATCATCAGTCAAATAAATTTCTTCATTTGCTGAAGCTGTCTTAATTAAATTTTCTGCCTCAGTAAGTGACTGTGTGTAAGCAATTAAAATATTATTTGTATCTACGCCTTGTGCCTCATAGCCTTCAAGATATGAATCAATAGAGCCTGCCTCAGCATCTATATACAAAACTCGAAAAGGTTCACCATCTTCTCTCTTAAGCTTTGCAAATTCCAAGCAAAGACTTGATTTCCAAGTACCCTGCTTTCCATAAAGAAGAAAGCCAAGTTTTTCTTTTACTGCTGTTGCTTTTCTGATATTCATTAATCCCATTCCTCGCCTTCGTAATTTTCGCCCCAGTCATCACTGTCGCTTGTTGTTTTAAATTCACTATTTGCCTTATCATTAGCTTTCTGCTTGTAAAGAGCTTCCTCAATAACTTCTTCTGAATAAGTATCTGTGTCAATTGTATCTTTGTCAGCACCATTGATAATCAGTTTACGAACAGTTGGAGCTTTCACTTTTTCCATCTCAATACCAACACCCCAAGCATCATCAACTTCGACTTCTTCAACAGGTGTTTCGACAGAAATATAACCTCCTACTTTAATCATAGTATAAGGCTTAAGCATTTTCTTAAAAGTCTGAGCTATTTTACTGTTCTGAACATACATTTCGATATCTTCAATAGAGTTATAATTAACTACTTTAGCCGAAACAATAAATTCATTATCATTTTCCTTATTTTTTTCAATACCCATAAAAATAATTTCCTGCTTAAACATATTTACAGGCTTAAATTTTTCATCATCAAAATCAATAGGTTTCTGACACAGTGATACTTGATCAAAGTCAAAAGAAGTGTTGTGTTTGCCATTATATGTAGAAAACTTAATATCGCCTTTCACGAATACACTATCATCATCCTGAATATGCTCGGGAATTTCCTTACAAGCATCAAAAGCAACAAGTGTCTTTTTATTATTCACAATCTTACCGTCATCATCAACAATTTTTTCAACTCCACAATGAACGCCAACAAGATTGTATTCTTCAGATGGAGCTTTATGTCTGTCTGCCCACGCAACTTTCTGTGTATCACTTACACGCTTACCATTAATAACCTCTGACTTGTTAAAATATACATAATCTTGCTGAGAACCAGTCTGCTGAACATAGGCAACTGAATCAGGCTGATACATTACGCCAAAATTAACTCTACGCCAACTCTTACCAGTGTTTGATGACTTACCTTCTTTATAAAATCCATCTTTCTCAACTCCGGTAACTTTACCCATTATCTGAAATTTACCTTTTGTCTGTCTTAATCCAAGTCCTTTATTGCTCATTTGTTGTATCAACCTTTCTATCATCTTTTTTATTTGTATTTTTAGCTTTATATCCTACACATTTTTTATCCTTAAGAACTGTAATAAAATCACCTTCATCACAATTAGAAGGAACGGTTACACAATTTAAATTTTTACAAATGCAATATGTAGTCAATTTGTTTCCGTATTTATCGTAGACACAATGCTGTTCTTTTAATGCTCTACATTGCTTGTATTTGAAATCTAAATAGGTACAACCATTGCAAGTTAATTCCTTATCAACTAAATAATTTTTGGATGTTTTTAACATCTTAAAATCCTTTCTCTATAATCTCTTTTTGCTGTTTATCATATGACTCAATATGTTTATTTGACTTTAAAAACTTAATTGTATTAGCTACAGCTAAAGCAGGGTTTTTACTTCCTTTAAGCTTCCTCAATACAATTGTAGAAATTGAGTATGCTCCAATCATAAGACCTTTTTTGTAAGCAGCATCATAAACATTTTTAACAGCTTCTTTAATTTTTTCATCAGGAAATGAATCAATTATTTCTTCAACTGTCATATCGTTTACTTCTTTTGAAATTATTTTCACCACCTTTCGATTTAAAGTCATAATAGACATCCTTCATAGCATCACCACCTTTAATTTTATATTTTATTTTTTGCAATTACAAATGACGGTCAATAGTGTTAAAAAAATAAAACACACTTCCACCTCTTTGGTTAATTACGCAATATCTGTTTTTATCTGCTTATTTTGCCACTATAAATGCAATTATTAAAGGATAAAAACGGGAATCACGGTTTTTAGCTGTAAACCTATACTTTTATCGTTTCCAAACTTTCCAAAAACTGCTTCATAAAAATGTTATAATCTTCGACTCGTTTGATTTCTCTGTCCAAATCTGATTTAGCTTGCCGTATTTCATCCTTTAACGACTTCAAAAAGTTTTTCTTATATTCTTTGACACTTTCTGGAGTATCGTCAAATGTCTTGTTTATAATTCGCATATAATAATCATAGTCTTGATCTGTACTTATACACATGTCAATCTGATTTAGAGCAAATGTCTTAATGTTTTCATGCAGGTCAGTCGGTGGTTTCCATTTCTCCACTTCTTGTTTGATGCGTTGATACACTTTATCTGTTGCAATCATCTCATTCAAACACTGTTTGGCTCTATCTATACATGAATCATGTTCTGTACGCACATATTTAGCAAACTCTATATCTGTTATTTGAGAAAATTTCTTATATTTCTCTACAGATTCTTCATAATGTTTTTGATAAAAGTTACCATGTGTGAAATGCGTTGGTATAGGTGCTCTCAATCCTTTATCTCTGCTTATTTCTGCTGCTAAACCAAAATTGCGAGAACAGAGTAAAAGAAAATCTTTTCCCGTTGTTATTTTTTCCATTTTCAATAAAAGATGTAAATCCTGTTGGCATATTTAAAACTCCTCTTTTATTTGATTATTCTTACGCCTGAATGAACGATTTAAGTATCTTTTACACCAAACAAGATGTTTATTTGTATGACAAACATATCGTTTATCACGCACATCTTCTTGACACCATTTACCTTTATCATTCACCCTCTTGTGGAGACTTTTCTTCATTGTTATCATCACCATCTTTTACATATAAGTCAGTGTGGGCGAAAATCAGTGCCATTACAGTAGCCGCAAAACAACCACCGAATATCGCCCCAATGACAAAACATACAAACTGTAACATTATTCCACTCCTTTATTAACAATACATTACTTTCGAGGCTTTTGTAAAAATTTTTGAAAACCCTACTGTGCAAGTAACTGCGGCTCTTTCAAACTGACGGTCAATAAGCTTATCGTAATCTGTAACAACACCGCCTGCCTGAACCATTTCAAGCGCACAGTTTTTGTCAAGACCGATAATCTTACCGCCCTCAAGCTCGGGAGTGTAAAGAAGGCTTGCACCGAGAGGTGTAATCATTCTGCCCGTAGCCTGAAAATCAAGACCTGCGTTTGAATCCTGAAGCTGAGAGAGCGAAAGAATCTTCTGCATTTCGGGGGTTGACGCAAGAATTGTGTTGAGTTCATACGGAGCAAGCTCTGTCCAGAGCTTTAAAAGGTCCTCATATGTAACCTTGCCGCCTGTTGCAACATTAAGTGTGCCGGCGGGATTTTCATTGCCGTCACCGTTCACAAGCACATCAATCGCATCTTTAAGCTGTGCTCTTGCAATATATGCGCCAATCTGATTGAGTGTTACGGTAAAGAGGTCAAGACGCTGAAAGCGAAGCGCCTCATATGATGCAACAAGCATTCTGCCACGCTTGTGAAGCTTAACAAGGTTTTCTCTTGTCTTAACCTCAGTCTGCGGAATCTTTGCACCCTCGCCGACGAGTTTAAGACTCTTGTCATCCTCACTCGGAACAGATGCAATACTGCGGTAATCCATACCCTCAATGCCTGTCACGGTTGCCACAAGATTTGGGAGAATATCCGCTCTCTCCATGCCCTGCATAACGGCTCTGCTCACATATTCGGGGAAAAGTGCCGCAGAGTTTAAACTCTGAAAAAACTTTTCAACACAGTCGCTGTTTCTGCCCTTAACCTTAATGTCAAAGCGTTTGAGCTGACGGGAAAATGCGTCAAGCCCCTCAAGGGCAGTACCTCTGTAATTTTCTGACGGATCAAGCTTTTCAAGTGCGCCCGAAATTCCGCCCTTTGTCTGATACATACCCTTTTCAATTGTAATATTTTCAAAATTTGCCATAATATCTTCCTCCTTTTGCTAAGGTAACATTATTCCGCTCTTTTGCTAAGTATTTGTAACATTATTCTTAGCCTTGATATAGTCCATAACATCGTCAATGTCGGCATAAAGCCAAAAAGTTATTTCATCATAATTATTTATCTTCATAATTTTATACTCCTAAGAAAATACATCTAAACTCTTCGTTAGTAATTTTACCTAACTGCATATCAATATATGCGGGCAAGGTTCTACTATCTATACTGGGCATATTGTAAAGACTCCTACGAATTTGTTCAACAGCTTCATCAGAATTTATATGCCATTTGGACTCCTCAACACAGATAGCGCTAATCAGTTTCTGACTACGCAACAACTGTTCAATAATATAAATTAGTTGCTCATTTGATAAACCTTTCATTACTTCTCTTTCGCAATCTAACATTACACTGCCCCCCTCTCAGTTTTCTTAATCATCTCTCTGTAATCCTGCTCAAGAGCATTCATATACGCTTTTGTAGTTTTTATGTATATATCAAGGCTTTTTATTTTCCTCTCAGCTTTCTTTAATTTTTTGTGATTTACAGCAATACAAATATCGCAAGCGATTGCAATTATTACCGCAACTGCCGAAACCACAATTGATATAATTGTTACTATATCCATTTCTCATACCTCCTTAAAATATGTATTTTATTAGCCGATTGCACCGAGTTTCTTAGTGGTTGACAGACATTGTGGGCAAACCGATTCTCTATATACAGGATTACTAAAAGCTCTAATCGAGTAAATATCGGTTTCAAAAATGCAACCACACATTCTACACTCAAAACTGACTATACTGCCATCCTGATGAAACAATTTCGTTACACAATCTGTACCGTTTTTAATAATCTTAATCATTGTATTCCTCCACAACAGGACTTCTTGTATCACATTCAGGACACTCGCATCCGTAAATATCATCAAAGTAAGAATGCCCACATTTATCATCATCTACCACAAATTCGCATCCGCATTTTGGACAAATACACAACTGTGGTGGATGATAATATTTTCCGTGTTTAAGAATTTTCACAGTCATCACCCTTTTCTAAAACACATTCTTTGGTATTAAACCCAGCGGCACCTTTATGACCGCCACCGCCATACAACATAGCAACCTTTGAACAATCAATCTTCGTTGAACGCAGAGAATATCTCCATTCGTGACCATTGAAAACAAAACCAATCAGCATATCATAATTGTCAATGTTACCAATGACAAAATCGTCACTACTCATCATTCCCATATTGACAGCAAAGCATTTGTAACCGTTAAACATGACCTCAAAACCGAAAGCCTCACAATAATCTGTCATTGTTTCTTTGCGATACTGGATTCTTGAAACACCTTCCTTAATTAAAGCGTTTGTAGCATCATAACCATATACAGGATCATTTAATTCCAGCCACCGATGACTGGTTGGCTCTGTATTCGGTAGTGCTTTAAATCCTGCGTGAAATTCTTTGGTCAAATGTCCATACTTGAAAGTCCACACATCATAATCAGCTATCAGTTTTGTAAACATCGGAGCATCTTCCGTCATACTTTCCTCGAATGGTTTAATATCGCCATTGCCTCTATCTGTCATATGCTTCAGATAACAATATGTAAGCATACATCCTGCTACTCCGTCATATCTGATGCCACGAATTTCTTTATCGTAGTTTTTATACTTTTTAATTGCTGAAATATGGTGGTCAATCCAAGTAACATTTGGTGTGATTTCGAGAAGCTTATCCATTTCACTTGGTTCGATTGAGTAATCAACAATATATACTGTTTCATTTTTCTCAATCTTATCAAACGGAAATTTTCTACCATAATCCATTTTTATATAACCGATATATTCTGTTACATAAACGAGTTCCTTTGCATAGGCAAGTTCCCTAACCCAGAAACCTGCACATTTACCATCAGCATCATTGTGATAAACTATTTTCATTTTTTTACCTCCTACTCAATTGCCTCTAACATTTTAAGTGTATCAAGGATTTCTACTTCATCGTTTGTAAAGACTACATTATCCATATCCCAATCTAACATAGAAGTGTCAACACCATCGTTTTCCAACTGATAGCTAAATAATTGTTTGTCAGAGTGCATACCGCAATCATCCTTATACATTGTAAAGTCATATACTTTGTCCCTAAAAGTAAGCTCATATTTGATTGTTTCATTTTCATAAGTTATTGCAAATTTTGCCATTATTTAACCCTCCTTAACTTCCATTAAAACTGATAAACTTATATATTTTACAAAATCTGTCTTTAGTTCTTTTCGTTGATCGCTCTTTAACATCACAAATACCCCTATAAGCATTTGTATAGTTAGACACAAAATATTCACAGACAGCACAACAAGGATGCTTTTTTCTGTATTCATAAGCATTTCCAATATACATTTAACTCAGGCATGTCATAAACATTACCGATAACTTCAACTGTGCATTCATATTCATTCCAAACACTCTGGGCAAGTCCAATAGCACAAACAACTGTGTCATATTTAGAGCCCTCTTTAGGTACATTTATACACAAAGTACAAAACTTATGATAAATTACAGTTAAATAATTATAGTTTGGATTAGGACTACTGATTTTGAGGACATCTCCCTCAAACATTTCTTTATCATTTGCATCAATCATATCGGTACAGCTTCCTAAAGTAACCAAATCAATAAATTTAGGTATAATACATCCAGATTCTATTCCAGTGAGTATGCAAGGATGTAATCCGCAACATTTAGGATATAAAGTGTAATAGCCATACACCCATTCACCTGTATTTTCCTCTTTAGCTCTATATGATTTAATCATTTACTTTCACTCTCCTTTTTTGACCTCCTTCAAAATTAACAACCTTTCTATCATTTTGTAATAACGATAGTTGGTAGTTTAAAATTGAATTGCATATTCTTCCCCTCTTCACTATCAATTTGAACTTCATATGATGTCCCCATTTATATCACCCTTATCTCAACATACTTCGACAATGAAAATATATATGCTTTTTGTAAATTTTTGCTCCGCAAGGTTTGCCGATAACTTTAGGAGGTCTTGGTAAAACTTCGTCATCTTTACAATAATATTCATCGATGGCATAAAAATCATAATCTTTACCAAGGACTGTTCCATTCATTTCCCGTGCCCCTTTCTTGTTCACTCCTTAATTTCAAAATCTCGTGATATTCTTCATCGTTTAAGTTAAGTCCTGTTTTTACATATACGCAATCAACGCAATAACTTGAGTATCGCAATCCGCATTTTTTACAAGGCATTGTTGCTCACTCCTTATCCATCTTTGCACCACAATTGGGGCAAAACTTATATTCATATCCGCAAAGATAACAATAATCTCCGTCCTGACTATATTTTTTCTCTGTGCAATCTTCGGTCATATAACCACATTCAGAACATATAAATTCATTAACAGGGTGAGCTTTAGCTAAATTTTTCCCGTGCTTTACTTCTTGAACATCTTCTGCTATCTGATTATCAAGGTCTTGTAGTGTAACAATTGCATATATATTTTCATTTCGTTCTTCTTTGGTGTTCGCAAAACCTAAATATTCAATAAATTTATCTGCATCAATATATCTTTTCATCACCCTTCACCGTCCTCAATAGGTAAAGGCTGACTCCAGCACTTAACGCATGCATTGTCTGTTTTCCCGCAATCTTCTATCTCATTCAGTCCTAATTCATGTGGACACATCTCTTTAGGCGTTCCATTAGTATTGAGCTGAGTATTTGGAAAGGTTTTTAAAAGCTCCGTAAGATATGTCTTTTGCTGATATGTATTACTCCACTGCTGCACAATTGAAATTGCCCTTTCAGGATGCTTTAATTCAAAGTTCGAACAAAACTGTTCTTCACCATTATTGAATCTGCTCAAAGGACAGTTTTAACACCTAATTTCACAAAAGCCTGTGTTTGTTAATTTTGTCATTTTCGCTTTTTCAGCGAAATAGTTTTTAGTGATATTACAATCAATCATTTTTTTACACCTCTATACTATCTTGTTTAAATGTTGAATTTATTCTTGGTTTCTCTTAGTTAAATTACAATAAAACCTCACTTTTATTTAATATATTCCCAAATATCTGGCATCAGGTATAAATTCCAACTCTGCCCTACAACAATACCAGCCAGAATGGGACTCAGCTGCTCCGTCACAGTCGTGTAAGTAATTGTGAGGATGCGAAAACTCAACAGCTATCGAATTATTATTGTTGTCAATAGCACACACTCTGCCTACTACTCCTACATACGGAAAATTAGGGTAGTCTGATAGTATTGTCGGAAGTATTTTAACCTTATCCCCAAGCTTAAAAAGTTGGTTTTTCTCTACGGACATTATCAATCACCTCCTTCGTATTATTCTTTTCAAAGTTTTGGTTTACCATTTTCATCAACGAGTAAAGTCATTGTTCCTTTATTATCTATTCTGTCTGATGTTTCGTCTGTACAGTTTACAGATGTACAACCAATCATTAACATTGAGATTGTTACAATAATCACAACACAAGCAAGTATTTTTTTCTTCATTCTCCCACCCCTACAAATTAAACCTTTATGGAGGCTTTATAACCTTTCATTATGTATTCTCCTTTATGCTCTTAATATTTTTAACCACAATTGTGGGCTTTGGAACTTTCTTCCTTTTGAGAATCATCGTCATTCTACGATGCTCAATTATTGTGTCTTTGATGTTTATGTAAACCATATTTGCAATGAATGGAATGAACAAAATCAATAATTCACCACCGAGCATTTCTGATTTCCGTTCATTCACTGCTCCTAATCGAGCAATTATAAACAATGGAATCGTAACAGAAATTGATATTGCACTTATCCAGAATCTCATTCTATGTAGTTCAGCTTTTAACTTCTTCATTGGACTCTTTCCTTTCATATTATTCTATGACGGACTCAGTACATAATAGACAACCACTTACTTGGGCGACACTTATCCGTCTTGTGTCTTTAAAGGAGGTTACAAAATGAGTTTGTGCCGATTGCACTCACTTGTAAATGGTGGACTGTCAGGGAGTCGAACCCTGTACCCGCAAATTATGAGTTTGCCGCTCTAACCAGTTGAGCTAACAGTCCATATGGTGACACAGAAGAGATTTGAACTCTCACTTTGCAGATTTTAAGTCTGCTGTCTCTGCCGTTGGACTACTGTGTCATATTCGGTATTGTGTAGACTAAAAGGCTGACGGAACAACAGTCAAGGGACACCGCCGTTCCATTCAATGCCAAACTAAGTAACTGATCAGTATAAAGTCTTTCTACAATAACAGTAGATTCTTATTTTGAACCGCAAGGTTATAAAGCTACACAATACCGTTTGGCTGAGCAGGTGGGAATCGAACCCACGATACTGGAGTCAAAGTCCAGTGCCTTAACCGCTTGGCGACTGCTCAATATATAAAACCGTAAGCAAAAGAATTTCTGAAAAACTTACGGTTGATTTTCACAACTAATAAACCAACTAAAAAAGGAGATAAGTTAAATATATATAAAATCAGACTTCCAAGCCAACACCATATTTTTCAACAAAATCATCAATCTCCTTTTGTTGAATATTAATATAGGCAGCCGTTATTTTTTGGCTGGAATGACCAAGAAATTCTGATGTAATTTGAAGTTCTTTGACATCCGTTGTATGATCTACAACATTTCGGGCAATTGTCTTTCGTAAGCTATGTGTTCCATAATGTTTACAAAACATTTGTGGATTTTTACTATGCAGTTTTTTTGTTAATCTCTGAATGACTTTTCTCATCCCATCTACTGTATTTGGTTCATCTGGAGTAAAACACTTAGGAAACAGCCAATCTGACATTTGTAATTTACAATTTCCATGAAGTTGATTATATTTTCCTAATTCACGGAAATAATATTGTAAAGCTGATTTAGCAAAAGAGTTAATTTTCACATGAGCATATTTCTTGGTTTTTTGCTCATGTAAATTAATGTATTCCCCAACACTTATCCCATTAGAACTGATTTGCAAAACATCTCCAACCTTTAAACTTACAATATCACCTGCTCTTCGAGCTGTATTTACACTCAATACTATATAAAGGTAATTTCTCAAACTGTTTATATAATATTTTGAAGGTTTTAAAAGCTCTTCGAGCATGAGCTTTACTTCATTGGGCGTGAAAGCATCAGTGCTTTTATCAGTAATTTTCTTTGTACCTAAATAATTATTGTCTACTTCAATACAATCAATTAAATTTTCGTTATCGTTAAAATATAATTCATCCTCATTGTCCATTTGTTCAAGATAACGATTTATTTCAACAACATTGTCAAGATAACTTTCCCCGCTTATTTCAGTATTATCATTTGTGATAATGTTAATATCGGGAACATATTGCTCTTTGAATCCAATCAAAGCTAATTGCTGACTCATATATTTTCACTCCTTATTATATGTTCCAATTCTTATTTTAAAAATTACAAGTGACGGTCATTGATATGTATTTTTTTGGCTACAAGATTAGTAGCCAAAAAAATATAAATTAATCATAAGTTAAAGTATGTTCGCCATTGTTTATATCTGTTGATCATCTTTCCTTTATCAAAGTCATTTCTTGGTTCAGGAAATCCAAAGCTTAATAAAACTTTTGTATTAACTTGTTTGGGTGTAACAGATAAAAATATAAAATTATCGTTAGCTTTATCATATTTGTAACATCGTTGATAAATGCCCGACCAACGAAACTGATAAGAATTAATACCACAATTTTTCCAAAGATTACGAATAAGAACCGTATCCAATTTTGGATATAACCTAAATATTTCAGCTAACATATCCGGAACTGCAAATGCAATGTTTTCAAAATTGACGATATTATTATTAGTACCCAAATGTTTAACAGAACAATCTGCCTCTTTTGCAGTTACATTTGCCCCATTAAAGTATAATAAAGCAAATATCATAGTTAAATCTCGATGAATCTTACTTTTAAAATATTTACTCCAATCCTCAGATATAATACTGTAGGTTGTCCATTTCAGTGTTGGAATAACAGTCGGTACAAATACATCAGCTTGAAAGTCAATTATCAATTTTGGAATTGGTCGTTTTAACACTTTAAAATATTCCATAATTAATAATTTATTTCTTACAATATCTTCTGTATATTTTTCATCTTGTATCTTGGATAACACATCATATTCATTCCAACACCATATGGGGGATTTATTACAACATTCTTTGTCAGATATATCTTTCAATTTATATAGCATTCTATGAATAACATATGCTGTATCTAAGTATAAAGAATGATACTCCTTTGTTTTTGCTTGACAATTTAAAATATTCTCTAATACTTGAATTTTTCCTTCTTGATCAAATAATATTTCTTCAATAATTGATTGACCTTTACGGTCATTATCACACATTCCCATTAACAAACAGCCTTTCACGATTATTAATACATATTATACCAATATGTAAGGCAACTTGTCAAATGCAAAATAGAAAAGTAAATCAATTATTTATCAAGCAATTATCTATCACCTATGAAGATTGCTGTATAGATGTACAAAACAATTTAATCCCATCATGTTAATAGCACAAAGGCGAGCGTCTTTTAATTCACTCTCAGTCAGTTGACCAATCTTATATCCTAATTGATTTTGATTAATTGTAGTAATCTGTTCCCCTAAGATTATCGACTCACTTCTCAAACCATTTATGTCATTTGGTTTTATTTTCATATGCGTAGGTAAATCTTTCTTATGTTTAGAAGTCAACGGCATAACCGTAACAATGCCACTATAATAATTACCGATATCGTTGCTAACAACAACGACTGGTCTTAATCCTGTTTGCAGAGAGCCTTGACCACTTAAATTTGCGAAATATACATCTCCACACTTAATATTCTTTACACTAACATTTTCTGCGACTCTCATCGCCAATCTCCTTCCACAATAAATTTTGTATGTTTTCATTTGGAATAAACAATATTATATAGGCAGTCCAAATTTTGACCGTCATTTATTCAGATTTCTTAATCTTTCATTGTTTATGTACTAATAATATCACTATCAAACATTGTTGTCAACACTTTTTTTAAAAAAAATAGAAAATTTGTCAAAATCACTTAAATTACTTTTATGCACTTCCATTTTAGCTTTTAAACTTGCTTTCTGCACATCTTGAAACATTCTTAATTTATTTTCTATAATATAAAAACAATAAGATACATAAATTATACAATCTTCGTTGTCAGGTTCAGTTGGCAGGTAGCCTATAACATATGCTTTTCTTTCCGTTCCCTTTATCGTACAAACAAATTTGCGGCATTTAATATGCTTACAAGCCGTTGGATAGTCTTGTTCTGATACGAAATCAGCAAGCGAACATTCGCCTATGTAAGTTAAGTTCTCAAAATCATAACTACAATAATCACTAAAGCATAAATCAACCAAGTTTGTAAATGTTTCATCATCACATTTGAGTGACTGGTCTAAACATTTGCATCTGCAATTCATTTCAAGATTGTTGCTTATTTGTGGCTTGTAAGTTCTATTTCTGGGCATTATGATACCGTTATCGAGGTAGATGCTCCAGTTCCAACATTCATTGAATAAGTTAATTGTGTTGTTCATTATACCCGCTTCCTTTTGTTTTAAAAATAGAACACTTGTTCGATTACTTAATTTAATTATAATCAAAAAATTCTATATTGTCAATGAGTAAACCAACATTTATCAATCAAATCTTTGGCTCATCATCATTTCTGTTTTTAATATATTGATTTAAATATTGTTTATTATTTTTTTTGATCTTATGGTTTGCATAATTTTCTTTACTCTTTTCCCACAGAATTAAGATAATAAACCCTATAATACACACTAAAGTTATCATGATTCATCACCATATTTATATTAGGTTTAATTCTTTAGTTAAGCGTAAAGCAATTACTGATTTAAAATTTCTTACAGGTACAGATACCGTATTCATTCCATTACCATATATTGCATGATTACCATTCTGTCGAAGAAAACTATACCCATTATTTCTTAACTTTCTTAAAAAGGCTCTTTCACTTACCTGCTTCAATTATAAATTTCCTCCAATTCTTGAATAGTCGATGACAAATCATCAAGTAAATCCTCAAAGTTATCATAGGACTCACAATTCTCTTCATATCTTTCTGAGTTTTGCAAATTTTCAGGAACAGAATCTAAATACTCTTCTTCTTCAGAAAGAATATTTTCGAGCTTGCCAATACATATATTAATAGAATCTATTTCTACCTTAATTTTCTTTCTTCTTAAATTGTTCATGTATATTCATTCACCTTTCACTATTATTGTACAAAATTTTCCTATCCAAATTCAACCCACAAAATATGGAAATAATATTGACAAAATTCTCCCAATAGTATATTATCATATTAGGCTTTGAAAATGGGTAGGCTAACGCTGACCATCTTTCGATAGCTTACTTGGTATAGACATCACCAGATTTTCGCAGGTCGGAGTGATGTCTATTTTTTTATGTATAAAACCTTTGTTTTATATTTCTTCCGATACATAATGTTCGTACCGTAGTCTATTTAACAATTCTTCAAGCGTAATTGATAGGGCATATTCTTTGTCTGTCATACCGCCTATAATAGATTTTTTAAGACTAAATCTGCTTACTATCTGTATGTCAGGCGAATTTGCAACAGAGCGAGACGAAATAATAACATAACATTTCAAATCTTTACCATAGAGCCGAATGTCATTTTCTACTCTTTCTATCATCTCGGTATGATTAACTTCGATGGGTTTATCGTTATTGTCAAACCATGGCATTTAACACCCTCCTTATTACTGTCTGAGCATAAGCGTCAGTTTTAGCTTTCTCGTCAACATATTCCACCTCGGAATTAGCAAGATTGATTTTGGCAATTACTTTACCCTCTTCGTTGGAACTTGTTGTTCTCCAAGCGTCAATATACATTATATTTTTATCATAATCAATGAAGTTGCTTCTGATTTCTCTATATTGGCTTTTCATAAAACTACATTCCTCCTTATGACGAATCTGTTCTAAAACAAGAATTTTATTTATTGTGTTTGTCATACCAAGCGGATTTATTGGTCAGATAAAGCACAAAATCTTCATCTTTATATAAATCCAATAAAGTATCTTCATACTCTTTGTCGTTACACCAATAAATTCTCCAGTACACACATTCTGGAAAATCCTCAGAAAATTTATTTGGACAATCTTCATATGACCAATAAAAATTACAGGAATTTAATTCGTAGGCTAAGGCAAAATATCCAGAACCATCTTGCAATGTATAAGTTCCTTCATCACAACAATAGTCGTTATTATATAACTCATATGTAGGTCGCTCATAAGAAACCTTAACGCTACTCATAACATTCAGCATAGCTTTATATGTTGATATCACCTCAATAATGTTTTGTGATACACATTTATCAACACACAACTGATACGAACTGTGTTTTTGAGCAACAACATCATTGGTTCTAAATCTAATATATAAATGTTCGTTATCTTGATTCATTTCTTCAAATGCTTCATTGAAAAATTTATTCCGCCACACTTTATCAGTTGATGCTTTATAATAGTTGATGATATAATAATCAACAAACTGCCCGGAAGTAATATCTTTGACAGCAATGATTTCAGAGCTTGGTAATACTTCAAAATTAGAATTACAAATTAACCCACTATCATCAAGTTGTAACCGTATTGCCTCATAGTTTTTGTCATATCTTTTCATAAATATCCCCCACTATATTATTTAATAATAGTATCTGCCTTTATTTCTTCAACCCTCTTCCAAATCTGTTGCCACACCTGTTCGCCGTAGATATTTTCCAATAAAGGGCGTGTGTGAAATAACGAAATTATCACATATACACCCCAAACATTAGCATCAACTTCTTCAAATTGCATTGCATAGGATGTTAGATTGTTTTCTTGTGATGGATTGTAGTTATCTACATTAAACTGTCCATTTTTCACCTGCCACAAATGTCTCATTTCGTGTGATATCACCCACCATATTTCTACGGGGCTTTCCCATACGGTGTCGATATTAATAGCTATTACATTTTTGTCAGGATTAATGCCTGCTTTCGTGGTCGGCGTGGCAAATTTATTTGGTGGTTCATATGTAACTGTAGGTTGTTTTAATTTAAGTGTCTCACAATTGAATGCAATAACAGAATCAATAACTTTAACATATTTTTTCATTTTAATTCCGCCTTACTTAAAAAGGGTTTCATAAAAATCTTCAGTATAGATACCGTCAGCCTTATCTTGCTCTTCGTATTTTTCAAGTGCTTTGCTTGCATCTTCGTAAGTGTCGAAAGAGTCAATTAACTCTTTTGTTCCTTCGTAAGCAACCCAATATCTTGGCGGATCTTCACTCAGAATAATAACCAAAATTTGAGCATTCTTGTCACCGAACCAGTCTTCAAAATCTGCGGTAACATCACAATTTGCAATGACGGTCATACCGTACTCTTCCTCATCCATAAGTTCTTCATACACAACCTCTTCATTTTCATTGTATAGGTCATTCTCTATATCGTCAGGTGTATAAATGAAATCACTGTGAACACGGTGTGTGAAGTCTGTAAATCTGTAGATTTCGCATTCGACATATTGTCCTTTATAATGTTCTTTAACTTCTTTGATTGTCATAGTGTTTACTCCTTTTTTATTGCGTGTTATAAGAAATGTTATTCTTGACAACATTTCATAAAAGTGATATTATATAGATGTGGAAGTTTATTTTTTAATTTCTGCTATTGCAGATAAATTTTTATCCTTTCTTCCGCTGTAGTAACCTCGCTTATGTCATAGTGTGCGAGGTTACTACCACATAAATTAAATCGTAAATTTTTTATATCTCGCAAGCATGCCATAATGGTGTGCTTTTTTATTTTATCTGCTGATTGATTATGTCTGAGATATATGGTAATTCAAAATTGAGTAATTGCGATACTTTGTATGCCGAATTTAATAAAGGTGCTTTTTTCTTTGTATAATAGCAATAAGATGTTGAATGCGAAATGCCATACTCTGCTTCAAGCTTCAAATAATTCTTACCTGCCAAATCAAAAGCTTTACGGAATGCAGAATAAAAACTACGGTTGATTTCGTTCTCTAAATTTTCTCTTTCTTCGGCATTTGTAAACTCTTTGTTATGCATTAACACTAAATAAATTACAACCGCTACACTATACGGAATGTTTCTTTTGGTTTTTTTATTGTTAAAATAAGTGAAAACTGTTTTTTCACTACATTTCATTTTTTGTGCCAGCACACGATATGATATATTTTTTTCGGTCATTGCACATTTAAAGATAGAAGTTAAAATGTCATTAATGCTTTGAGAATCATTCGTCATATGGTCGCCTCCGATCTAAATTTTGTACTTGTTCTAATTGTCAAGCTAATTCTGCGACATAAATATCCCAAATTTCCCACTCTGCATCTGCATCATAATCCTCTTCCTCATCCTCATTAAGAGGAATGCTTTGAATGTACAACACATCATAAGTATATGTATGAAGTCCATACTCTAATCCCCAAGTTGTTGTACACCTATCTTTTGAAGATTCAAACAACTTTCGAGCCTCCTCTAAAGTGTTAAATCTGCCGATAACACTATAAGTATCGCCTAAACAATTACCTCCGCAGTAGCACGCATGGTCGGCAAGTTGTTTTGTAGTGAGATTATTTTTACGGTTACGATATTCCCAATTTTCCATTCTTACTTCGTATACTTTTTTCATTTGTCCTTTTCCTTTCAGAACTACATTTTACCAATTCGACATACTCATATGTCAATCATCGTATCCATAAACTGTATCATAATAACTCATTTGTGGCTCGACCAACCAATCAAATGCCAAGCAATTTAACGCCCTAACGCATAAATCAGTAGTTGAAAAATATTTTTTTGTTTTAATACATTTGTCATACAGCCAATAATCTATTGTATTGTGTATCAAATCAATGTTTGTTTGGATTTCAAACCGTTCATCTTCTGTTGTTGTGTAAGCAATACCGATACATTCAAGGTTTGAAAAGTCAACATTCTCTGTTCCATATTCTTCTTCGCAAAAATCAGATATTAACCGTTTTGCATCTTCAATTGTATATTTTCTCATTTTGTATTCTCCATTATTATATCATAATATCAACAATATTTCAAGTGAAACTCGCTAATATTTTATTATTTTCCACAATGTTAAGCCAATCTATCGGTTCTTTTGTTCTCCTGTCTGTTAATAAACCTTTTCTCAGTAAGGGCAACAGAGTGTTAAGATGAGTTTTGGCTTCGATATATGTTCCAAACAATCCGTAGGGTACATATGTGTCAGCATCTTTATTATAACCATTAACACTAAACATGCTCTCTATCTTGTCCACTTTACGCACTCCTTTTTCTTTATCGGCATTAAAATACCTTCCCCTCTATTTGAAGAGAAATATATTGGACTTGTTTCCCATTTATCTTCATTAATTTTAGCTGTCAAATTCTGCCAACCTAAAACCTTATAAATAAGCAACATATATTCAGAATTTACCATAGGCAGCCTTTCACCAAAATCGTAAACAATAGATTCATGTCCTCTACCTTTATATCTTTGAGGTTCATCATCTTTAGCGTTCTGTATGTAATCCTTTAAGTATTCTAAACTTAACAAATCTAACTGTTCAGTGTTTTGACAAGCCGACAAGAACAAATTATCAACACTGCCGAACGGAATGCTTGCTTCTGAAACAGGTAAATGTTCATTTAATCTTATCGCAATACAGTCTGATATAATAATCTGCCGACCTTGCTTGTCATAGAAACAACCTGCATAGTCTTTTCTCACTGCCGATGTTAGTTTAATAATCTTATTAGCGGCACTTGTAGCACTGCTTAATTCTGTTTTATTCATCATATGATTTCCTCCAATCCACAAAACCGCATTTATACCCCAAACCGTATAAGAATGACATATATGCAATGTCCACAACCGCCTCAAAATGTTTTGAGTGTTCGGTTATTTTATGACAACATAATAATTTATTTATTACTTCTATGAAAGATAGCTTTTCTGTTTCTGATAGTCTACCCCATGTCCAAGATTTTATATAAACATTATTAAATAAATCAGTTTTGATTATATCCATTTCTTGCACCTCCTTAAAATATCGGTTTTATATCCAGTAATTATCATAATCGCACGGTTGTGTTACTTTACCTTCGTTATCTATCCACTCTTTAAAACAAGGATAAATCATACCATCTTCAAAACCATACTCTTCAAACAAATCAAAAGCTCTCCAAATACTTATCTTATAGAAATTGTCTTGCAAATACCAATCTATTTCGTTTAACACATTTGTTAAACCATAACCATGCTCTATCAGCCATTTTAACTTAAATGTCTCATATCTCTTTCTGTCTCGCTCTTCCTTGGTTATAATTGTACCGTTTTTCAAATAAAACACTATAATTTCTTCGTTGTTTTTGATAACCTTAAATCTATTTGTGCCCATCCATACAACCTTTGAAGTCGAAATTTCATAAAAATCTGCAATCTTTTGCCAACACTTGGAAACTTTGTCGATTAGTGCTTGTGTTTTCTCATCCTTAGTCATTCTACACACATCCTTTCCTTGTTATCCTCTGTCCAATCGCTTTCCCAATCTTCGTCTATAAAAGAATCCCAATTATTATATTCTGTTTCAAGTTCTGGAGAAGTTTTAACATGATTGACAACTTCTGTAATTAACATTTTCAAATGCTCTTCATAATCACAATCAGAGTCTTTCATTTTATCAATTATTTTCTTAACTTTTGCACCAGCCCTTGTCCACAAATAATGAGCAGGTTTATTACAAGTGTCTTTTCCGTAACCTTTATTAATTATATCTCCGTCATTATAATATCTGTTATAAATGCGTGCAGTAGCTCTTAATAGTTCCCCAGCAACAGTATATGCTTTTCCTTTTTGTGGCACATATTTAAGATAAAGTACATCAAAGGTTATTTTATCTCTGTGTGACATATTTCATTCCTCCTTCTTTATACACACTTCAGCTACATTTTATTTACATATTTCAAATATTTGTCAATAGTTGTAGATTTCATTCTTCCACCTCTACAAATTCACCGTTTTCGAGCTTATATAAGACATCTTCCTTAATGTCTTCTCCATCGACTTGCACGGCTTTAAAATTAACAATATTCATATCATCATTTCTTTCAACCAGCACAATTATAGATCCTTTCTTTCCTTTAGCGACACTGCCATGATCGCCTACGATTATAGCATTATTACCACCTGCGAGCGTTGCACCATAATCGCCTACAAGCTTGGCATAGTCGCCACCTGCGATTATAGCATCATTGTGACCTACAAGTGTTGCATTATTGCCACCTACAAGCTCAGCATTATCACCGCCTATAAGCGTTGTACCATAATCGCCTACAAGCTTGGCATAGTCGCCACCTATGAGTTTAGCATTATTGCCACCTACAAGTGTTGCATCGTTATCACCTACAAGTTTGGCATGGTATCCTGCTGCAAGTTTAATGTTGTCACCACCTGTAAGTGTTGCACCATCTGATACTTCTACATCAACCTGAGATTTTATATTCTGAAAAGCGACATCGAAACTTGCTTTAATGAATTGCGACAAACTTAACTTTGCACCGATTTTCAACTTTTTTGTACAAAACTTTTTGCCATTGTATGTTTTAACATCATCAAGTGCTTCAACTTCTGCAAATTCTGTAACATTACCTTTATTGTCTACGAGAGGGTAATAGTCAAGTACATCAAGCGGATTTTTACAAAAATGCATCCCGTTTCTGCAAATTTCTGCATTTTTTTCTTCAAATACAGTGTTTTCTGCGTACCGTTTACCCCTACAGACTAAACCTTTATTAAATGCTTTATAACCTTTCATTATTTATTCTCCTTATTTCGTCAATGTATTTCTGCACAATCACAAAAATATCATAAATTTTATTTTGACACCATTCCATATCTTCATATACATTTTTCATATCATAAGGTGCTCCATTACTTCCGTGTCCATCTGAATCTAACCAAAGATATGTTTCATAAGATACATCAAAATTAACGTAATAATCATAAACATTATCACAGAAACATTCAATGTTATTTCCTTTCTCGATTGATAAACTACACTCCTGTCCTTCAGGTGAGAAAAAAGATAACTCCACATCAGCACTTTTGTCATCTTCAGATATTTCTATATCATCGCTTATAAGAATATCAATTAACTTATCTGGTAATTTATACATACTTTATTCCTCCTTGTTATGCTCTATTTCTAATATTCGTTCGCCTAATGTTTCATAATCCCTATCTCTCTTTTTGAAGTATAGTGCGATTTGTGTACACACACATTGCAGTTCATTTCAATTTCAACTGTATCTTTTGGTATATCAAGTGCTTTGCAAAGTGCAATCCAATCTCTTTCATTTTTAAAATCATCTTTCCATAGCATTAAACTTTTCATATTCAATCGTCCACCTCCTCATTGTATTCCTGATAAATAAAATCCAATAAGCTATCCACAGAACAATCGAATAACTCAGCAAAAGCTTCCAGAATAATATTCTCCGCATGCTCATCATTACAATGTCTGTCCAATAAATCGTTGCACACTCCAATAGCGTCATCTACATCAAGACTTATTTTCTCTTTAAATTCACCATAGCCCATTGCTTTCTCTCCTTAATTTCTTAATGTAATATTACATAAACAAGTTCGAGTTATAAAAGTGCCGTTTTAATCTTCTCTGAATATATATTCAAGTTCTTCATATCCAACCGGAATATCATCTTCAACGGATATTGCACACCAAGCCCAACCGCCAACTTGATCTTTATTGATGCCATAATAATCTCCACCACCCAAACCGTTGCCTACGGCTGTCAATAACGGCAATGGATGTAAAATCCAATCGTTATTATTGCATCTTGCTCCATACTTGTCACAATCGAGATATGCTTCTATTGTATGATTAACAAGATACTTACCGTCAAGATACATTTCATCCTGATGTATGCTGTGTTTTTCAACCTCATCTCCCCAAGCAAACTCAAAGAGTGTCTGATTGATTTCTTCTGTACATTCCGTTTTAGAATAATCACCTATCCACGCCACTTTACAGGGATTTTTATATAACAATTTTGTAATTGAAGAAACAAATGGATTATACCACCACGAATGTTCTGTCAATTTTGCCATTGTATATTTGCCGTCAACTTCTCTGTTGTATGCGATTATTGTATTCTTATTCTTAATTACAACATTATAGTGCTGTCCCATAATCAAACCTCCTGTACATCTACAATTGTTTCAAGCACTTTATACAATACTCTGTATCCTTCTGGATTATATGGGTTTTGAGCTGCTGCTAATAATCCGAGTAAACCGTCTGTACATTGCATTATAGTTCGCCTGCTTGGATTATTAAAAGCAATTAAACATAAACATTCAGCTACATCTTCTGGATAGTATTCTATTGTAAACATAATTAAATCTCCTTAAATCATATCAAGCCATTTAAAAATTTATATTTAATTTTCCGTCACAAACATCCCATTGTTGTAACTCGCTGTTAAGTATTGCAGCTAAATCCGATTCCGGATTTTCGTCAACATTTTCAATTAAAGTATCAATTTTTCCATCGTAAAAATTTTCTTGTTCCTCATAGCTATAAAGTACAATATTTTCCGTTGTTGTATCTGTTGCCATTTCTAAAAATTCTCTGATTGTCATTCTATTATTCCTCCTTGTTTATGTCTGGGCTGCCTCGTCAGGTAGTGAGCGCCCATCTCACTGCTACGGGCTTTTTCTGCCCGTTTCGGCTTTCTCCTTTCGTTTAATCTTTCCGCACGGTAAAATCCGTATCGGGAAGAATTTTGTAAACATCTTCCCAAGAGTCAAATTTACGGATTTCGTCCGACTCGATTTCTCCGCCCTCTTTGTAACTGCTAAAATCGTTAGGTAAAGCAAATTTATAGCATTTGTACTCATATATAAGGCATTGTTCCCAGCCGCAAAACTCTGCTATTTCGTCTTTATCATAACCGAAATTATCATAAAATGGGATTCCATATGCTTTGAAATATTCGATTGTTGTGCCTTTTTTGCAACTTGCTGGACTTGTGAAATCGGTACAACAAGCATACTTGAGGTTATTCAAAGCCTTGCTTTTGGCATTTGTTTCATTGTACCCAAGAGCGACGATTTTTTCAAAAATATCACCCGATGTACTTTCAGATGTGAAAGTTAGTGGAATTTCCTTGAATATCTCACCGTCAATATCTTTATCGGTTAAATTATTCTTGCTCACAAAAGCTTGATTGTAGCCGCTTTCGGATTTGATGAAGATTTTTTCAAATTCTCCTGTAATATCGACATCGAAGTAACCGCCGCCGTAAATTGTGAAATCATCCCAATCGCAAACATCTTCAAAGTTTTCGGCTTTTGGATTGATTACTGCGTACTCCACCAAATAAGAGTTACCGAACTGGTCAAAATACTGACAAGTATAATTATCTTCGTTATCAATTTCAGGGGCTACAATTGTTGTCAAAATTCTTTTCATAGTGTTTTCTCCTCTATTTTGTCCTCCTTTATACTGGTATTGTTTCCGGCTCTGCAATTTCAAGACCATTGTTCCTTAATACATAATTAATCAAATTATCTACCACATCAGTTGCCAGTTTTTCAGCTTCAATTTCAGCCTTTTTACTTTTTCTTGTTACCTCCTTCACATTCTGTTTTATTCCTGAGAATGCTGTGCAACTCTCTGATGTATAACCTCCATCACTTGTTCTTCTTTCGACTGGTGTAACAGATAAGTAATATCCTCGATTTTCTGCCCTGCCTGTAAAATAATTCATTCCACCAAGACTATAATATAATTCAATCCTCAAGTGTGTAACCTTTGCTGGATTTTCCTTTACCTCAATATATTTTTTCATAGTTAAATCTCCTTCAGCTCTTCCTCTAACTCGGCAATGTTTTCTTTAATTTCTGCAATATCATTGATTAAAAGGTTGTGATCGTCTTTGTAAGATTCTATCCAAATTCTTTCACGCTCGATTTCTGAAACATTTTCACAATCGGTGTTATAATCTTCATCTAAATCTTTTAAGTCATCTTCTAAATCAGCAAGCTCTGATTTAGCTTCTTCGATTTCAGATTCAATCTCCGATTCTGTTCGTAAACCCACCCATTCATAAACCGTTTCTGAGTCAAACCACAATAAATCATTTAACTCTGTTTCATCAATTCCTTCAGGGTAGTTTTCTTCAAGAACACTTTCCAATTCCTCACACTTGCCTTCACGGCGTATTCTGAATAGAGTTTTAACTGCTTCCGTTCCAAGCTTCAAATGTATTTAAATCCAATTCACTATATATTCTCATTTTTTAACACTCCTCTTCGTGCCAATGGAATCCTCTTGCTTCGTAAAGAGGTATCCAGTGTGCTTCATAAAAATCATATCCTGCTCCATCAATGCCGAAGAAATACCCGAACTCTCCTGAGTAAAAAATTCTGAAACCACATTCTGACATTAATTTAATGCCGTCATAGTCTGACAACCATTCATCATCCAGACCATTGCCAAATGACCACATCGTTCCCCACATCGGCAATAAGTCATACCTTTCAACCTCAAAATCAGAAATACTTAAAGTGATTTCTGTTCCATCATCAAGGTTAATTGTATAATCATTATTATCAATATCGACCACCTCTCCATATGTTTCCGAATCAAAGCAATACACTCTATCGCATACACGAGGTGTTGTAACCTCCTGCCAGTCATCAATATCTATTGACATAAGTTTTGCAATAATACCACTGTCAATAGCATTAAATTCTCTTACCCATTCATGAGCTGCATCCGATTTTGTAATTATTTCCCGTAACATTATAATTCCTCCTTAAACTGTTCTTTCAATTCGTCAACAACTACATTTATCGTATGTCTGAGTACATAACATCTAATCACTATATCAATCTTTTCAAAATCAAGAGTATTACCATATATGTAGTGATTAAAACTATCTCCAAAATTATCAAGAGCTTCAGAAAATAAATCCCAATTATTATTAATATTTTCTTCAGCTTTTACTCTGTTCATCGTATAACTTCCAGAACCATTACCTGTAACTGAATCTTCAAAAAACAAATCATCATAAAGCATTTCCTTAAACTTCTCTTCATCATTTCTAAGATTTGTTACAATCTGTTCATTGCTATAGTTATCAAAAATAGCTGTTACAATATCATCGTGTACAGCTTCATAATAATTGTATTTGCTCATCTGTATTTCCTCCTTAATATCAATGAAATGTTAGTTGTATTACCATTTAATGTTCCCGACTTTAATATAACTATTTTCATACATCATTTCAGCAGTGTTAGATACCTTTATATCTTTCAAAGTGCAATGCTCGGACTCTACCTGCTCGAATTGCTCCCGCAAGCCCTCACCAAAAGCAATAGCACATCAAATATTTACAACTACCTTTTTGTCTCCCAGATATTTCGTCCGATGTCCTTTTGCGTGATACTTCACAACAAACATTTTGATTATTCCTCCTCGATAATTTCTAACCCCTGCACTCCCACTCCCATTCCGCTTCTCTAAACTTCTTCATAAACTCATCAAAAGAAAGATTTTTCCAGTCATTGATTGTTTTCTTCTTCCATCTACATTTTGCTCTGTTGAATTTGAAAGCCGTCAAGCCAGATGTTCCGAAGGATACAAAGCAACTGCTTGATATATCCATATCCTCTTTGTATATGCTATTCTTTAACCTTTCTCTATACCTTTCGTAGTTTTGTTTTAGGATTTCAATATCTCTGTTGTTCATATTTTCACCCCTTACTGTTCATACACATTGTACTTCAAAATTGCATTTCCTCTAACCTGATTATCAAGGATTTTTCCGTTGTAGTTATAATACTTGCCTTTTACGGGTTCATAACCAGCAAGCCAAGGGCAAGGGCATTTCTTGAAATAGTCCTTCTTTTTCCAGTAGGCATTACCGTATGGATTCTGCTTGTAGTAGTTATCCTCGATTTTCTGTCAGTCTGCAAGAATTTTCCTCTCCTGCTCGGTTAAATCCCTTTCGCCTCTCTCATAGATGGTCAAGGATTTTCCGTCATATTCAATTAACTTTGCTGGAGGAAAATCCAAACTGCTGGTCAATCCATCGGCGGTTTCAAGCATAATTTCTACAGTATTTACAGATTGAATCGCTCTGATTCCTCTGTATCTTTCCGGGATTTCTTCTCCTGTTTTTCCATAGCGTTCCACCATTTCAAGTTTGATTTTTCCGCTTGCTGCATCTCGTTTAAAATCTGCAAGTGTTTTCATTTCGTTTCCTCCTTTACTTATTGAAAATTAGTTTGTCGGCTGCCTTGATAAATTCCGCCACGGCTTCTCCACCAATGAGATAATTTCCGCTTTTATTGTAAATATATTCTCTGAAGGCTTCCGTGCAAGCATTCACCCTCTGCCACTGATTTTCATTTTCCAAAAGCCATTTGATAATAGCTGTTTTCAATTCCTTTGGCATTTTATTTTTTCTCCAATACATAGCCCTGATGGCAATATCCTGTTACTTCCGATAGATAGTCCGATATTTCGTCCTCGTCTGTCATTCCTTCAGGTATATCAATTTCTGTCGGCAATTCTCCGTCATCATCATAATCGGTATCCCATAATATGTTTGTTGCTTTTAACATTGCTTTACCTCCTTAAAATTCTTCTTTTATAAAAGCGTGTTATAAAATGCAACAATCAATCACTGTTAAAAAAGGATTTTTGCGTAGCTCATCAACAATTTTTTCATATTCTAAATGTCGTTGATATTCAGACTCATTTAAAATATGACCGAACTGCTTTATTTGCATTTCATAAAAATCAGTAATATTGTGAGGGTAATATAAATTTATACCGTCAGTGTATATGTTTCCTCTGTATTCATTTAAACCATTTTCAGCTAAAACTTTATGCATTGAATACAGTTTTGAGGGGGATAACTTCATAATTGGAGTTATCCCACGAATTACACCTTTAGTTTTAAGTGTATTAGAGTTTTTTACAGTCCACGAATTTCTATTGATTTTTATAGAATCAGTTTTTTCAATTTCTGTAATTTTCATAGTTTTAAACCTCTTTTTAAAAATTTTTTGAGTTTTCACCCTATAACATAACTTCATCTGTAAGATTATTTAATATACCCAATAATGCACAATAAGTGCATCCGTTTTTGTTATACAAGTCTGTTGTAAATATTTCCGTATAGTTATCGCTCTGTATAGCTTGCAACATCTGTCTAAAAAATAACTTATTAAAATAACGGATATTGCTACATTCTGATTGTAATTCTTTTTTAACTGTTTTATATAATTGTTCAAATTTTTTTGTTGTCATTTGTTTCAGCCTCCAATCATTACAAGAAATTTACAACAATAATAAAAACTTAAATAAGCAGCAGTAAAAACAACAATAGCAATTGCAAGGAATAAACTAATTTCAAGTGTTACGGCTCTGTTATGTTGTTTTTTTCGATTTACTATGTATTTCGTGGGCGTTCTCATTGTGTTTTTTCCTCCTCTTTAAGTAATAAAAAGCATTAAAAAAGAAGCTAACACAAGTTAGCTTCTTTACAATTTAGATTATTCAATTATTTATTATTCGGCTTCAGTTTTTTGTCTTTGAGGGCTTTTCAGCTTCTTTTTTCGGTTTATTTTCCTTTTCGGGTTTTATAGTTTTTGCACAACTATTTTTACTCTTGATGACAAATTGTTCATCATTGATTTTTGATTTTACAAGATTAAACAGATGTTTTTCCATCTTTTTTTCACCTGCAAAAGTGATAAGTCTTTTGTTCTCGGCACATTTTGCGCAGCTATCAACAATATAGTGAACATCTTTTTTGCTGCAAAGTACGGTAAAGTCCGGAAGCATTAACTTCAAAAGTTCGGCAAGCGCCTTTTGTATTGTGTTGATTGAAACCGAAGAAGGGCGGAATACTGCAAAATCAGAATCAGCATTAGTATTTGGCACATTTTCAAATTTTTGAATTGTTTTTGCTTCCTGCTGATTTTTTGCAAATCGGAAACAAAGAATATTGAAAAGCGTTAAAGCAAAATCATATTTTGGATCAGTTAAATTTTTATATTTTGCTTTAATAGCTGCGAAATCAATAAATTTCGACTTTTCATTAAAATTAAAATCTTTATCAATTTTAATAAAGCCGTTCATAAATTCATTTTTACAAATAAATTTAATTAGGTTTTTGCGGTTATCTTTAAACCGTGCAACAATTTCGTTGATTTTAAAATCAGAATAGTAATTGTTGAAATCATTACAGAAGTCAACATTTTCATTGAACAAGTCAAAATCATTGTTTTTTCTTGCATATGTAAAATTATTTTTGAGTGCTTCTTTAATGCCTGCAAACTCTTCTCCCGTGTGTTCCTGCTGCAAATTTGTTTTTTTATCAAATTCACAAAATGGGTTCGCCGAATAAGTCAAGATGTTTTCGGTTGCTGCCGTTGTTGTTGTGTTAGTTTTTTTCATTTTTGTGATCCTCCTAAAAAATAAATAATAAAATATATTTATTGTTGTTTTTTCAAAATGACATAATTCACCTGCGGAATTTAGCATCATTTCTAAAAACAAAATGAATACAAAAAATGTAAAATATGATAGATTTAAAATCTTTTAAAAATTCAATTTCATGAAGTTTTTTTATTTGAGCTTCAAAAAATTCATTTTGCAGCCCGAAAAAGATTTTTTGTCTATGTTTTTCAAAGTTCTAAAAATAATTCAAGCACATTAAAAGGTTAATGGATGAAATTATTTTTTTATTTTATGGGATAGGGCTGATAGGCTCAACCCTTTAGAAGCCGTTTAGATTTTAACGGGGCAAATTGTAAATTTCAGTTTCGCCGTTATATTCAACTGTGATTTGATTTTCAGCAACTCCGACATTATCAATCGATAATGATTTTAATATAATTGTTTTTTGGATTAATAATGCAATTATCAAAAAAATTGCAAAACTAATAATTAATAAGATTGTTTTTTTTTGCTTTTATCATTTTTTTAACCTCCTAAATTTGACAAAACACAATTATTGTGTTTTAATTTAATAAATATGCTGATACTGAGAGCATCGGGAATAAACAAGCTTTATCTTTATTTGTTAATTAAATTATATCACAATTTGTTATATTTTTCAAGTGATTTTATACACAATGATATAACAATTTGTGATACTTATTTTATGCAATATGCACAACATTATAAATATATAAAAAGGTGATATAATGACAATATATGATAATAATAACAACAATAATTCACAGGTTAAAATTTCGGAAGCTCGCAAAAAAGCAAGTGCGAAATATACCAAAAAAACATATAAAACTAAAAGTATTTATATTAAATTAACCGATTTACAAAAGATTGAAGCATACCTTCAAAGTGTGGGCATGAGTTGCACGCAGTTTTTTTATAAAGCGTTGAGGGATAATGGTGTAGATGTATAAGTATAATGAGATATTATTATTAGGTGGATAGGTTTATAAGTTGTATAATTGTTTAAGTGGGTGAAGTGATGTTGCGGCAGGTTCGGGCAGGAGCTGGAGCCAGCAGGCAGGAAGGAAGATAGACAAGGGAAAAGCACTTTTGTGCTTTAACAAATTAAATTGTTATAAAAAATATAAGCATTTATTTTTTCAAACTGCATCCGTATATACTTATAAATAATATAATTGTATAATCAATAAATACACGAAGTCCTTTAATGCTTTATTGCACTAAAGTGTTATAACAAATATAACTGTTTTTTTCTCCTGCTCCTGCTCCTTGAGAATAGCTTAAAAAAGTAATTTTCTAACTGTCCGCTTTTTGATGTTTTGCGGACAATTAGCAAGTTTTTTAATACCGGAAGCAAGCTACAGCTTGCTTTTAAAACAAAATAAAAAACAATTTTCTTCAGATTTTAAAAGTCAAAAGAATAAAAAAACTTCCGATATTATCTATCTTTTTTTTGATTTTCTTAAAGTTTAAAGTATAATGCAAAAAGCAAAAAAGTACAATAATTTATAATTCAAGTTGCATAACGCTAACGCTTTATGCCGTGCACTAAACGGCTATATATAGGGGGGTAGTTTACATTCCCTAAACGGTTTTCATCTCCCCTACGGGGCATAGTACACTCATCCAAATATTCGCCACCAAAAATCCAATTATGAATTTCCCCACCTCCCCTACCTCTAAAATCCACTATTTTTTACTCTTATATTTTTTGACCACTTTTTTCCAACCAATTTAAAAATTATTAATGTTTTCTAAATTCCTTAAATACCGCATATTTAAGCCATTTTTACTCATCAAACCCATACAACATTATTTTCATATTGAACCCCCTTAAACTCCCTTAAAACCTCATTGCTAAGCCATTTTCACGAATTTAACATAGAATTAATAAAAAAACGCAATTTTACAAATTATAGCATTTCCAATGATACAATTAATATATTATTTAGTTTTTAAGCCATTTTTTAAATAATTTACGCTTTAAATAATTTCATAATCTTGATAGATTCAATATTCAAGTTCATTCTAATTCATTTTCTTAAAATACCGTATATCTAAATGCAAAAAAATACTTTATTTTTTCAACTGCTATTTCTGTAACCATATACAACTCTTAGCTTATTACTCTTATTTCCCATTATTGCTTAATAATCATATTAAAAAACAATTTCAATTCTTAGTTTAACCACTCATTTTTGTATGAAGTGGTCTTTTTTTTATTTCTTAAAGATCTAATCAAGCAATCATACTAACGCTACAGCAAAATTACAAAAAATCATTATGCCAGACAACAAATTGAAAATAAGAGACGAGTAAACTCGGATGTTATTTTCTGTTTGTTGTCGTAAACAGTTGTTGATTGTTTTGCCTTCAGGTGAAACAAGAAATAACTGTTTACCTTTATTGGCTTGGCAACAACTATGTAATAAGAAATTTATTTTTTATAATTCACAATAATAAATATCTCTTATGCTGCTCATAGTCTCTATACGCTCTCAGATCGCAATAAACTCTCTTTTATGTAAAAATACCTTAATATACCAATAACTTTGCTTACAATCAATTTCTAAGCCTTTTAGAGCACATTCTGTTTTATTTAATTCTTTGATAATTATTTTTAAAAATACAACATATCTCTATTTTGTTCTATTTTGCCCTGTATTCGATTTTTTACTTTAGTAATGTAATTATACTATTTTTGTATTTTAGTTTAATACAGGTCAAATTTCGCAAGAATAGAATGAGTTTTGAACGCAAATACTTACTACATATTGATTTAAGATTAATTTAATAATATTTTTTACTTTTTTTGCTGAAACTATTGCAATTTTAAAATTATCTGTTATAATATATTTTAGACATATCAGTTACAAGTGACGGTTAAAGATTATTTGTATTTACATGTTCAGGATTAAATAAGCGTTAGCGTTTTAATCCGTTTAAGGTTTATTTCTCGCTAAGCGTTAGCTTAGTGAGAAATAAACCGCAATCAGCCCCCGTAGCGTTAGCTACGGCACAAAAGAATGAATATATTTAACTAATAAGTTTTCTTATTGGTTTGTTTCTTTTTACTTATGTTCACCGTCATTTGTAATTTATGTTTTATTTGACTATTTATATTATTCTTTTGTTTCTTATTTCTTATTTTCTTAATTTTATTTTGAATTTAAAGAAAGAACCAAAGAAAAGATTTACTTATTACCCCTTTAGGGGTAATAAGTAAATCTAATAATATTAAATTTCTTATATTTATTTCTTATATTATTTATATTATTAAATATATATTATATTATAAATTTATATTATAAACAACAAAAAGGTGTGAGTAAAAAACGAACACCGTATTAATGAACTTTTATTTATAAAAGGTTGTGTGCAAAAAATAGTCGAAAAGTGGTTACATTTCTGTAATAAAAAGGATGATTGAATGGTATATACACATAAAAATGAGTTTGTCAATTTTAAGTTACTTGTAAATCAATCGGTTACTTCTAACATGACAATACCAAAAAACATTATTGATGAATTATTCAAAAATAAAAATGAAAAAGTTTGGTTTGCGTATTATGTTATGAGAGGGCTTGGGCGGTTAATTATGTATTCTCAAGCAATACATAGTTGGAAACAAGATAAATTTCAGGCAAGCAATCAAAAAAATGGTAATAAGATTATTGCCGATTATTTTAATAACATAAGGCTTATTGAAATCAAACGCAGTTTCACTGACTTGACCAAAGACATATTTGAGAATTTTTCATTCTATGTAATTTTTGAAACCTTATTTCCTTTTGTAGATAGAAAGTTTTATAAGTCACTTGAGAAAATCTTTTTTGATGGATTGGAATATTTTATTAGAACAGGTAAGATTGTACGAATTTGTAATCGTAGAATTGGTTATCCGTATTATCGGACTATGTATTGGAACATCACTGTTGATATAAAGCCAATTTACATTACAGATGAGTTTGCAGATGAATTAACAGTTGAGACACTTAACTTGCCTAATAATATTTTAAACACTTCTTACTCATTTAAATCTGAATGGTTAAGTCAATGTTTTAAGATTACCGGAGCGAATCCAATGAAGGCATTAAGGATGTCAAGAGTTTTGTGTTTTATAATCAATAAAAGAATTAAGCGATATCATAAAAAAATTGCATATCTATCATTTAGGACATTGAGTAATCTTACAGGACTTTGTGAACGAAGTATTAAAAATTATGTAAAAGAATTACGAGATAATAATTTACTCTATTATGACAACTATATTTTGATTGTGAATCCTCTGAAGCAGGTGTGTAAGTATAGCAAAAATTTTTATTGCCTGCCTGAAGATAAAGACTATTTAGAGAAAATAGTTGAAAAATATAGAATTAAAAAAATTGAAACAGAACAAAGTACAAAAGCAAAACAACCAATAAATGAAATGATAGAAAATTTTGAATGAGTCTTTTAATACATTATTTGGTATTTAGTGTAATTCACTTTAGCGCTTTAGTGTGTTAAATGGTTTTGTGAAAGGTTGTGATATGTTCAATTACTTTTATTTAAATGAAGTTAGTTAGACACCTTTTTTAATTTTAACTAATGGGTAGTTCAACTATTGAGACATTAAAAACAATTTAGAATGGTCAGAAAGGATTGATTGATAAATGATTACGAAAGGAAAAGTAAAGTTACGAAAAATTTCAATTGCATATGGCACGATGTTTGCGAGGATAATTGTATGAATTGTGAATTTGGTGCGAACATAGAAGTTTTGGCTGAAAGAGAATATCGAGAAAGTCTAAACGAGAGACAGGAATATTACCTTGACATTATTGTAGATTTTAATGACTAATAAAATTTAGTTTTAAAAAATAACATAATGAGATAAGATCTACATAACAACAGAAAGGAATGTATGACATTGAATAATTTAGAAAACAAACAGAATGATTGCCGTAATTATGAAACAGAATCATTTTTAATTGGTGTTGATGGCTCATTTAAAATACATACTGAGCCTCCTACATCAAGTGCAATTGAAACAGTGTTTGAAATAATGCGTACTGAGGATGACAAAATCGTTTATAACATAGAGAGACTGCTATACTTTAATTCGGAACAAGAAGAAGCTATATTTTGGAAGAAATGTATTGATAGTTTGATTAATTATGTCGGTAAAGAATTAAACTATAATTTTAAAAGAATCCCTATTATGCCATTTGTCTATTCACAGAATGTGTGTTATGTGATTAACCGATTATTAAAAATCGTAATAGACAACGATAATATACAAAATCAAACTTTTAATACTGTAGCATCTTTAGCAAATTGTTGCTTAACTATTTTGCAAGATAAACGATATGATACCATTGAAGATTTGATTAATGAGGTATCAATCTGTGTTCTCGTGATGTTAATTTCAACTAATCTTGATTTGCAAAATATAAATATTTAAAATTCAATAATAGTATTGACAGGAGTGTGATATTTAATTAATTACAATAGGGGTGTTACAGCATAGCTAAGTCAACAAGTATGGCTCAAAGCAAAGCTGTAAATATACCGTTATTGGACGGTAAAGATGTGTATATTGCAAATCATTATATTAACAATAGTTTGAACGGATATACACTTAGAGACAAATTTGGTGACTTAAATATAAAGAAATTTGTCGCCACAATGGATTATAGCTTAGACTTAATTAAATTGAATGATGTTTACAAAGAAGTTTATCGAAATAGAAATTTTTATGAATATGTTGGCAGAAATAAAAAATATACAAGGCATGTTATAAATGTCACTTTTAAATACAGCAATAAACTTTACAATCGGGCTGGTGCAGGTTTATATATTAAATTTGGTTACTCCCCTACCGAAATTATATTAGAGAATAATACTTGCATTAAAGATGGTACTTTAATAGCTATTCGAGTATTACCAGATGGTAAAGAAAAAAATATTACAGAAGATTATCTTGTGAAGTCTCCCCTTTCACAAGAAATCTTAGGTGAATATTTTTTTTATGATAAAGAATTATCTGTTTATAGAGCTAAAGATAATATTGAGACATTAACCTCGATTTCTGACATTAGAACTGATTTATATGAAAATGGTTTTGTTTGTGACGGAATTAAGTATGTACGATTTAAACGCAGTAGTGGTAGCAGTCGTGTAGGTAAATGCCTATTTATTGACGAAAAATTATACAAAAAGATGCACAAATGGGAAATGTGTGGATTAAATGTAAAGAATGGTGTTAAATGTGATTTGGCGAGTCTTGAGCCTTATATAGCATTAACTCTTTCTTCTATCATAGATACAATAACCATTGAACCGAATGAAATTCTTGTTATCCCCGATTATGAAAGCAAATTTACGACAACTTGCGTTGCTACAGAACTTGATAAAGATAATAGACTTGTTTCGTCAGCAAAACAAGTTGATATGTCAAATAGCATTTGGGATGGACAGTCTTTATTAGATGTTAGTAAATTTGAGGACTACAAAAATTATGGTATGTTGTTATTGCGTACACGCTTTTTTAAATCTGCTTGTTTCAATACTAATATTCAGCAATGGTTTACTGATAATGGAATCACTGACATATCGCAATTAAATGGATATACTCAAGCCACAAAATTGTCTGATATTAAATTAATTACTACTCCAAGTAGTATTAAATATTTAAAATTTGGTTCTTTAGAAGATTGGCTATGGACAATTGAACCACAATTTGGTGTTGTGAAACACGAAAAGCCTACTCATTATTTTGATGGTAGAATGGTTCAAACACATTATCAATTGCTTAATACTTTACAATTAACGAAAGATGAAGTAGAGAAATTTATTCAGCCTACAATTGATTATATTATGAAATTGAAAACAGACAGTGCTGTATTTAGACATCACATTAAATATTCAATTCCTGAATATACAAATGCTGAATCTCAACAATTGGCGAATAAAAATGATATTGTATATTATTTGCTTGGACTAAATAATAAATTTAGCCAAACTAAAATGTACAAAGACTTTTGTAATGAAACTGTTAAGGCATTTGTTAAAAACTGTCGCAAGGGACATATCTTCGTACATGGTAATTACTCAACATTGTTTGGCAATCCTATCGAAATGCTACAAAGTTGCATTGGACAATTTAATGGAGAACCTAAAATTAAAGCAGGTACAGTACACTGTACGATGTTTAATGACGGTGATAAGTTAATAGGAAGTCGTTCTCCTCATGTTACAATGGGAAATATTTTATGTTGTCAAAATGTAATATATGAGGACATTAATAAATATTTTAATTTAAGTAATGAGATAGTATGTGTCAATAGTATTCGTGATAATTTATTAGAGAGATTAAGTGGTTCAGATTTTGATTCTGACACTGTTTTGTTGACAGATAATAAGATATTATATCAAGCTGCAATTCGTAATTATGATAATTTTCTTGTACCGACAAAATTAGTGTCAAGTAAAAAATGTGAGCGTAGATATACGGCACGAGATAAAGCTGAACTTGACATTAAGACAGGAACAAATAAAATTGGAGAAATCATTAATTTATCTCAAGAATTAAATTCTAAGTTATGGGAATTAATTTATAACGGATATGATATACAATCAAACGAGGTACAATCACTTTATGCTGATATTGCACAATTAGATGTGATGAGCAATTTGGAGATTGATTCGGCTAAAAGAGAAAATCCGGCAAACAACTCTATGGAGCTTAAATTATTAAAAGCTAAATATGCTGTATATGATAACAAAGGTAGATATGTCCGACCACTATTTTTTAAATATTTGGACAAGTATAAGGGGTACGACAATAATCGAAAACATTATCGGCTTTATAATACTACGATGGATTATGTCGAACTTGCTTTAAATAAAATACCTCGTGTAAGAAATAATGCTCCCCTTTTAAATTTATCAGATATTTTTAAATCATCTAATGCAATTGATGGACAAGTGTATTATGAACAAGTTGAGCGTATATTGTCCGCCATTCAAGATACTAAAGACGAAATTGGTCATTTGTGGTCAAAATATAAATCTAAAACTGGGAATGTCAATAAAGGTGAAGATACCTTCTCTTATGAGCAGTGTTTAAAGATGACAGAAGAAACAAAAGAAGATTGTGTAGAATATATTAATTCACTTAAAATTTCTAAAAAAACAATGCGTTATCTTTTATCTTTAATCGAAAAACCCACCCATAAAAATTATTCAGCATTATTTTTATCAGCAATATTCACTTATCACAATATAAATTTTGATGAATTAGTTGCCGATAGTCAAGAAAATGTATTTCAAATTAAAGAATGTCCGATAGAATCAGAACAGTATGATATTAAGTTATATGACTTTAATTACCGATATGTAAGTAATGTGAATACATAAAAATAGCTCATTTTTTGCAAAAAACGGCAAAAAACTAAGTTTTTTAAATTGAAATCTTCAAAAAAGCCAGTATTTAAGCCATTTTTTATGATAAATAAAAGATGTATATGGTAAAGAGAGTGAATCTCCCCATCACTCTCTTTAAATATAATTTAGAAAGAGTGATTTATTTTTGTTTCCTATTACAAAGGAAGAAAGTATAAAAATCAGAAAGAAATATCCTGAAGCAGAAATCAGAAGAACTGTTAAGCAGAAAAGTAAAAGGCATAAATATTTTTGTCCAGAGATAAAAAAATATCTTGTATTAATCAAAGATACGAATGAGACAGCTTGTTCAATCTATACACGAAAGAGAAAATACTTTAATGCTTGATCCAAAATATCAGCAAAAACCTAATGAAAATTGGCGTGATTATGGAATTAGGTTGATTGGCACATTAATTGAACAGAGACCAGATGATTTAGAATGGCAGGATATAGTAGATGCTTTAAATTTAAATATACATAGAGATAGTTTGAGGAAAGCTCAAAACACGGAATTTGGCGGTTATGCTATTTACAAGTATATGTTAGATAAAATTGATAAACTTAGAGCAGAAAATCAAAATTGCACAACTGACGAAGATTATCTTGCAAGCATTAAAGAAGAACGAAGAAAACTTGAAAATGAAAAATATAAAATTCGTGATGAACGCAGTGAATTAAGACGATTACAAAGAGAAGAATCTCGTAGAGAAAGCTTTATTGATTTAATTAAACGAGTATTAAGTGATAATATAGAACCTTTGCCCTATTCGGCTTCTAATTCAAATAAATGTGAATTGGCAGTTATGGATAAAGGGATTAAAGATGTAGATGAATCTACTTTGATTATACCCATTACAGATGTACATACTGGTATAGTATGTAAAAATTCTTGGAATAGTTACAGCTCTGAAGAACTGATATGTAGATTACATTCATATTATCAGCAAATATGTGCTATTCGTAAAAGACATAATGCTCATAATGCTGTTATTGTGCTTGGTGGAGATTTAATTAGTGGTATAATTCATAAAAATTTACGGATAGAAAATAATGAAAATGTTATTGAACAATTAAAATTAATTTCTATTTACTTGACAAATTTCGTTAAAGATTTATCAGAAGAATTTAAAGAAATTAAAATTTATTCTGTTAATGGAAATCATTCACGAATAATGGAGAATAAAGAAGAAGCACTAAAGGGTGAAGAGTTGGATGCGTTAATTCCGTTTTACATGAAGGCATCGTTGCAAAATTTCCATAATGTACATATATTCACTGAAAATTCAACTGACGATACAATGGTTGCTTTTAAAATTTATGATAGATTATGGTACGCAGTACATGGAACATATGACAATCCGGCAAGTGTTGTTCAGAATTTGACAATGATGACAGGACTTAAACCTGATGGTGTTTTAATGGGGCATAAACATACTAATGCTCTTTTAAGTGTACATGATACTAAAGTTGTACAAAGTGGTTGTTTATCAGGTATGGATAATTACGCAATTCAAAAAAGACTTGTAAACACATCCGAACAATTTATAGTAGTCAGTACACCTAATAGTACAATTGAATGTTTATATGATGTTCAATTAGCAGAACCTTCTGTACAAAAAGCGAAAACAACAATTATAAATTCAATGAAAGAAAAGAACGAGCTGTTATAACTCGTTCTTTTTTCTATTTTTTTGCGTAACAAGTAAGGTGGTGATTGGATGCCTGTAAGAAGTAAAAAGATATGTTTACTTGACTATGATAAACTAAGCAAAGTTAATTCTGAAACGCTTAAATTATACAAGAAATATGAAGCTGATATGGCTATTCGAGAATTGTCCAAAAAATCTATTGCAGTGTATTACAATGACCTTGTTAATTGGTGGATGTACATTTATGACTATCAGGATAATCGCTCAGTCAAAGAAATTAACGAAGATGACATTATTGAATTTATTTACTTTTGTAAGCAGAATGGTAATAACACCGAAAGAATAAAGCATAGAATGGCTTCAATTTCAGCTTTTTATAAATTTTTAAGAAAAAGAAAGTTAATTGTAGAAAACCCAATGGATTATGTTGACCGTCCAAAAAAAGGGCAAGCTGTTGTTAAGCAGACTTTTTTAACTGTTGAACAAGTAGATACAATGAGGAAAGTCTTGAAGCAGAAGATTGAAGATAGTAAAAATAAATCCTTGCGTTGTCAACATGACTCGATTATGTTGAGGGTGTATGCAGAATTTTCGCTTATTACAATGGCAAGGATAAATGCTATTGCCAATTTGCGTTGGGAACAAATTGATTTTGCTGAATGTGTCGCAAACGATGTCATCGAAAAATTAGGCAAAATTGTAAGTTTATACTTTGACGAGAGCACTAAAGAGTATTTGATTGAATTACAGAATTTCAGAAAAGAAAACAGAATTAACGATAATGGATGGGTATTTTATTCTATGGCATCGCAGACAGGTAATCACTTATCAACAACAGCCTTATCTGATATGTGTAAAGAAATCGGACAAATGATTAGTGTTCCTACCCTACATCCACATGATTTTCGTCATAGTGGTGCTACTTTGTACAAGAATGCAGGAATGTCGTTAGAAGAAGTTTCTCATTGTTTACACCATGAGAGTACAGAAGTTACCCGAAAATTTTACATCAAAGAAAACGATACTGAGTTAAGAGCAAAAAAGAATCAGTGTCATATTTAAAGGGCGGTGAGCGTTAGTGGCAAATAATACAACTACCAAAACTCAGCGTGAATATAAATGTAAAATATGTGGAAAGTCATATAAAAATATTACAGGTAATTTTTATAAATCTGCTAATTCTTTATATTTCATTAGCAATAATGGCATTATAGATGTGTGCGTAGATTGCTTAAAGGAGTTATTTAGTCAATTAAGTAAAAAATATGATTCTGATAGAATGGCACTTATTGCAATTTGTGCTTTAACCGATTGGTATTATGATGAAAGTGCATATAATACAGCGATAAAAAATCGAGAAGAATTTAGTCTTGGTGTATATGCAAGACTTATGAACACTGTTAAGTACAAAGGAAAAACTTTTATTACCAGTGTTGCAGAGAAAAAACTGGGAGAAACAACCATTCAAATGGTTGAACAGACTCATGATGTGGGTTGGAATGATATTGATAAAAAGAACAGAGATACTGTAATTGAAATTTATGGATATGATCCATTCCCTGATAATGATTTTTCAGATAAAAGTAGAAAATATTTATTTAATACAATAATAGATTTTCTTGATGAAGAAACTCAAGAAGATGCTTTCAAGAAATCACAAATCATTCAAATTGTGGTTAATAACGAAATGATTCAAAGGTGTAATGCAAAAATTGCCTCTTTGGACGAAACAAGAGACCTTGAGCAAATTAAAAACTTAAGTAATATTATTACCTCGAAAGTTAATGATAATGATAAAATCGCAAAAGAAAACGAAATCTCTGTTAGAAATCGTAGTAATAAAAAACAAGGCAAAGGTACATTTACAGATTTGCAAAAAGAATTAAGGTTAAAAAACTTTGATGAAGCAGAAGCAAATTATTACAAGCAATTACAATCTGAGGGCAGTGCATGGGCTGTTAATCAATCTATGCAAGCAATAAAGAAAAATTCCTTTTTTGATGAAAGTGACCAAAAAGAAATTGTAGATATACAAAGAGAACTGATAGAAAAAAAGGATAAGGCATTAGATGATGCTTTAGAAGAAAACAGATTGTTATATGTAAATATTGAGAAATGTAAATCTCGAATAAAGGAACTTGAAAATAAAAATAGCGAACTTAATGAAGAGTTGATAAAGTTTAATAACAAACATAATACAGGTGATGACAATGAGTAGTTGTCAATTTATTATGTCTGAGCGTAAACGCAGGATTTGTGAATTAGATGCTAAAAGTATTGCTTTTTATAGAAAAAACCCATGTATAGCTTGTGAAGATTTACTTGGTATCAAGCTTATAGATAGCCAAAAGTACATATTGCAATCTATATGGAATGCTGGTCATTCAACATTATGCTGTTCCAGAAACTTCGGAAAATCTTTTCTTGGTGCAGTATTTATGCTTTTAAAAGCTATCTTGTATGAAAATCAAGCAATTTATATTGTATCTTCTGTTGGTGATCAAGCTAAAGAAACTTTTACTAAAATTGAAGAGATTGTTCTTAACACAGGTAAAACTGCAAATTCTATTAGAAGTTTGAAATCAATTGTAAAAAATGAAGTTGTAATTACTCCACCTTCACAAACAGGATTTTCACATTCAGCCAGTGGCTACCATGTTAAATTCTTTAATGGTAGTGAAATTTATACTTTAAACTCGAAACCTGACAACAACAGAAGTAGAAGAGCTACCCTTGTATTTTTTGATGAAGCAGCGTTTTGTGAAGATGACCTTATTTTAGTTTGTGAAGCATTTGCGACACAGAATATGGATTTTGAAACTTCTACTGATGAATTGTACAACCCTAAAACAGCAAAAAGGCAATGTCCAACACAATTAGTTTATGCTTCTTCTCAAGGCGGTACTGATACGGTGTTCTACAAACATTATAAAGAGTTTGCTAAGAGAATGATTGCCGGTGACAGAGAGTATTTTTGTTGTGATATGGATTGTATGACGGCTATAAATGTGTATTTAGATGGCAAGAAATGGACTCCTCTTTTAACTATGGATAAAGTTGAAGCTGCTTTAAAAGGTAATAGACAAAAAGCATTAAGAGAGTATTATAATCAACCAATTGTTGATGGTGGTGTAAATCAAATTGTCAAAAGAGGTATGATTACTCGAAATGAATCTTTTATTTTACCGACTTTATTTAGAGACGGTAAGAACAAATATGTTTTAGCATTTGATCCAGCTCGTACTTTTGATAACAGTGTAGTTACTGTAATGGAAGTTTGCTATGACAAAGAAATAGGATACTATGGTAAAATCGTCAATTGTGTTAATCTTGTAGATTTAGGCAGTAAACGAGGATATAAGTTAGATTCAAATAAACAGGTTGATATTATTAGACAAATGTTAATTGATTATAATGGCGGTGCTCCTGATTATGAGTATCTATACAAACTTTTAGTTGACGCTGGTGCTGGTGGTGGTGGTCAACAGTATGGTGATAGATTATTACAATCTTGGACTGATGTCAACGGTAAAAAGCATAAAGGGCTAATAGACGCTGATTATAGATTGTTTGAAGGATATGAAGATTTATACCCAGATAATATAGATAAACTTGAATTAATTGATCCAAGATCTGAAAAGCGAATTATGGTTGAAGAAATGATTGAAATAGTATCAATGGATTTGATTAAATTCCCAAGAGAATATTCAGGCAAAGGCTCAATTAGAGTTTATGAAAGCAATGGTGGCGGAGAAGAAAATGAAGAAAGTTATAAAGATATAATACTATCTGATGAACAAGAAGCAGCTTTGTACAACATTGATAGTTTAAAAACTGAAGTAACTTCTATTCACCGTTTTACTAATAATTCAAGTAAAAATGTTTATTATGCTTTGCCGAAAGATAAAGAAAATAAAATGCACGATGACCGTTTTTATACATTTATTATGTTGTGTCATTTTTTGTATCAATTAAGACGAGAAGATAATTTTAGTTCGGTAATGAACAGTGACGCATATACTTTTCAACCTTTGTATGATTGAGAAAGGAGTGATAAAAAATAAGCATATTAGATAAATTATTTGGCGGTAAAAGAGAAATAAATGATAATCTAAATATAAAAAATAATAAGCAAGATAATAATGAATTGTGTGCTAATAACAGTGAGATAAATTCATATGATTATTCACAAATAAATTTCGCTCCTGACCTTGTTGAATATTGTAACCATCGTCATTTTAATGGTGAGCTACTTTATTCTTTATCACAAGTTGAAACAATTATATCTCATCCACAAGATTACCCAATAGCTGCAAGGAAGTTGGGACAATGGGCATATAATACAGACGGTGCTATTAAATCAGGAATTAATAAAATGTCTACGATGCATTATTTAAGCTATGTATTATTTAGTCCAAGTTCAAAAGGTAAAGATGAATTGGTTCTAAAAAACAAGCAAAAGTTTAATGCTACTTTAAGGAAAATTCGATACAAAAATTTTTTTAGAGATTGCATTAAGAGAGTTTCGATTGAAGGAACGGCTTATTATTACTTTGATGTTCAAAAGAGAAATTCAAGTGTCGGAAAATATATGAGTGACATAGATGTTTCATTTATTCAAGAAATAAATAATAAGAAAAATTTAGATTATGAAGTCAACTTATATTCTTTACCCTTTGAGTATTGTCAGTTGGTAAGTCGTCAAAATGGAATACCAATTATAGCTTTTAATGTCAAATATTTTACCGAGAACTGTGTTTCAGAAAGTGAAATTCAAAGGCAGTTAGCAACTATGCCATTAGAAATTGGTAAAGCTTTTGATAAGTGGAGAAAGACAGGAAACGAAGGTAAAAATTGGATAGTTCTTGATTGGCGTAAAACAATTTATATTACTAATGGCAGTACAGACAGAGATAAATGGGGTGTTCCACTTGCTCTAACCTCTCTTGATGAAATTATGTATGCTAATTATTTTGTTGATACTAAACGAGGTGTTTTGAGTAACATCAATAATAATTTAGTTTATGAAACATTTCCACTCAGAGGTGATGGCTCAGGTAAGAGTACATTGACAGATGCTCAACAGAGAGAACAGCATAATGTATTGAAAAATGCAGTTTCACAAAAGAGTAATAGTCAAAGAACTGCTGTAGTATCATTGGCTGCTGGTACACAGTTAGATAATTTAAAAATAGATACAAGTTTATTTGATGAGAAGAATGAAAAGTCAATTAAGGATAATATAGCTGAGTCATTAGGCTTTTCTCCATCAGCTTTATATGGCGGTTCAAAGTCAAGTGGCTCAAATTATGCAACTGCTCTTTTGAATTTGGAGTTAGTAGCAAGTGATACATATTCAATTATTGAAAAAATCGTAGATGAATTAAATAAGTGTATCAACTTTAATATTATTAAAGATGTTAATAATGTAGTAAGTATGTATATTCTTCCTATTACATCCTTTAATAGAGATAAATATTTTGATAAGTTTAAATCTATTTATTCAGATTGCGGTGGTGCTATGACACCTTTGATTGCTGCAACCGGTATAGAACCTGATGTTTATATTGACATTATGAAATTTGAACGAAATCAAAATTATGAAGAATTATTTCCCCCACATCAATCAATGTACACCTTGAGTAATAAAAATAAGCAACAAAATACAGACGATAAAGGTGGTAGACCTGAAAAGGATAGTTTAGAGAACGAGAATACAATAATATCTAAAAATAATAATGCAAATATTTCCCCTTCTCCAAATTAATAAATTAAATATTAATAATACTCTAAGACCGCTACTATAAGCGGCTTTTTGTATATATGGAAGATGGCGAGTGAACCTTCCAGCCTTAATGCTTTTGAGCAGGAGGTGAAGTTATAAAAAATGTTTTTATATGAAATTAGCAATCAACAACAAGCAGGCTATGTTAAATGCAAATTAGCACTTCATGAAATATTTGATAGCAATGACAAATATCAGAATAATGGTATTTCATGGCAAGAACCATATGTAACTAATAATTTAAAGTCTGCTATTGGCGCATCAATTACTGCCGAATTTACAGATGACGATAAAACAGAAATTTGGTCACATGGTATGACAGGATATCGCAATGGAGTATTGCAATGTGCAAATGCAAGTATTGTTGGAAGCATTGTAGATGCATATGTGACTGATATTAATTTAGATGGAAAATTTATAAAAGTGCTTATGGCAGATTGTAAATTAGATTATATTCGGCATGGAGCATTTATTGATCATTATAGACAAATGTTCAAAGAGCATGGACATATGTATGGTTCTGTTGAAATAACAGGTACGGCAGAAAACAATAATCAAATTGTTTATAAGGATAATTTTACTGGCACAGGACGAGTGCCGACAGAATATGAATATAGCGGTTTTGCATTATTGGATTCTTTTGTTGGACAAGGCGATGATGCGGCAATAGTTGTTGAATTAAATGCTAAACATACACAAGGAGGAAAAGAAATTATGGATATGGCACAGTTGGTTAATGAAATCTCTCAGAAGATTTCTGATGAAGTTAATAGCATTAAAGACGAGTTTAAATCAAAGAAAACAATTGAAGAACTTGAGGCTCAGGTGTCGGAACTCAATGAGAAAATTACAAGTCTGAATGACACGATTAATAGTAAAGATGTAATAATCACAGAGCTAAATCAGCAGATTGAGGATATTAAAGCCGAAAAATCTGCTTGTGATAAAAAGCTTTCAGAGATTGAAAAAGTTAATGAATGTAACTCTTTAGAAGAAGCATTGAAACCTTTTAGTGAAGATGAGAAAAAGTGTGTAGAGGCTGAAATTAATTCATTTAAGGAGAGTCCATTTGATAGCAAGATGTCTATAGATGAAATCGTTACTAAAATTAAGGCTACTGCATTTGACAAGATTCAGGCTGATAAGAAATCAAGTGAAATTAATTCACTTGGCATAGGTTCATTGTCTATTGATATTGATATGCCTGACGAAACAAGTCTTGAAAAGACAGAAGAAACTGATATTTTTGATATTTAAAAAAGGAGAGAATAATTATGGTTAAGTTTAAAATGATTGGCGACTATAAGAACGCTCGTAATATTGGCAATCTTAAAGCCTCCGTAAATCTTAAGAATGGTAATCTTGTTACCGTTGACAGAGCAACAGGCACTGTTGCTCTTCCGACAGCTGCTACTGCAAAGAAAGGTCTTTGGCTTGTACAGAATGAAAGAGAACCAGTAGAATATATCGGTTCTACACCTGAAAACATTATAGCTATTGGTGAGCCAGTAAGACTGTTTGATACAGCAACACTTAAAGATGTTGTTCTTGAAATTGATGATTCTGTACTTACGACTGATTACGCTTCAATTTCAAAGGGTGATACACTTGTAGCTGACACAAAGGGTAATTATGAAAAGTCATCTGACGCTACTGGTTATGAAGTTACATTTACCGTTTTGGAAAAGACAAACTACTGCGGTCACGGTCTTAGTATTTCTGTAAATGTTTGATAAAGGAGGAATGAATAATTATGTTTTCAATTGAGCTTAATAACGCACAGAGAAAAGAAGTAAGAGTAAAGAATGTTGATAAGATCAAAAGATATGCTGAAATTAATATGGCACTTCTTACAGGTCAGGATACAACTGCGTATGGTAAGGAAGTTGATGAAGTAGTTAAGTTTATGTCTCAGCTTGGTGCAAGAGCTGCACAGAATGATGAGACAGCTAAAGCTGAAATTAATACAATTGTAAAGATTGGTATTGAGCCACTTCTTGTAAAGCAGATGCAGGTTTATCAGCTTTTTGGTAATTATAGATCTATTGGTATGGATGAAACTCCTGTTGTACATACATGGACATATGAAAGTCTCAATGCTGATATTCAGGCAAAGGGTTCAGATGTATCATTTGCTGACCGTAAAGAAGTTAGCTATGCTATTCCTACAAGAACTATTTCTGCTGGTATGAGATACAATTATCGTGACTTTGAGTCAAAGAATTTTGTAGGTACAAACGCACAGGAAATTGAGCAGATTCAGACAACAATGCACAATAAAGGTGTTGCTTATGTTATTGATACAATTGTATCAGCTTTAAAGAATAACACAACAGGAGTAAAGTTTTACGGTGAATATAATGACGAACCAACACAGACTGCTATTGATGATATGATTAAGAAGATTCGTAGAATGGGTAAGGTTAGTATTCTTGGTGATTTTGATAAGATTGCTACAATTTCGGGTTTTAACGGTTATCAGAATCCAAACTCAACAACGCTTCCCTTCTATACACCTTCACAGGTTGATGAAATTGCAAAGCAGGGTTATAACGGTGATTACAAGGGTTCAAGTCTTGTTGTACTTCCGAACGCTTATAATTTCACAAAGCCTCTTGCAGACAAGACTGCTTTTGAGACTTATTATAATCCAGATCACATTTTCTTTGTACCACAGAATGGTCAGTCTCCTATTAATATTATTCGTAGAGGTGGCTTGACAACAATGACAGGTAATGATGTATCAACAGGTTCAATTCTTACAAGATTTGATATGGAAATTGGTGCAGATGTTGTTAAGGGTAGAGAATTTGAGATTGGTTGCCTTACAAAGTCAGCGTAATAATTATACTTAAATTAATTATTTTGTTTAATACGGACAGGTTAGTTATCTAATCTGTCCGTAAATATATTTATAAAGGAATGATATTTTTTTGGCAAGAGGAACTACAGAAGCGACAATTAACACTGAAGGTAGAATTGCTATTACCAATTTGCGTGGATATGCTTTGCATTTTCGTGATAGTGACAATCGCTCTGATATTATAATTCCCGCAGGTGTAAAAGGCTGGAAAGGCTTGACTTATAGAGAAGTTGAAAATCAAGTGGCAATGGACAATAAGATGTTTACTGGAAGTGATACTAAAGGTTCTAATGCCCGTATAGTAATTGATGATGAATCGGTCAGGAAAGCTATTTTTCACATTGATAATATTGATGAATTAAATACTAAAACTTTAAGTTTAGATAGTGTTAAGAGTTTACTTAAAATTACAGATATAAAAGCATTTAGAGCAGAAATTGCCAAATATGTTAATAATGAAGGTGACAAACAGGCATTTATTGATCTTGCAAGTCAGGCTGGTATTGATAAAGCAACGGTTGCTCAGAAAAATGCAATTGAAAAAATAACAGGTTATAAATTTTCCAAGAAGGCTGAAGATGGTGAATGAAAAATAATTTTTTAGGAAGGGTGTTGTGTGTGAGCGAATTTGAACAAATTATAGAAATTTTTGAAACTAAATATGTTGATGCTTCAACTCTTCCTAAAGAGTTAATATCATTGTGGGTGAAGCTTGCAATTGCAGATTACGAAAGAGAAGTAAGTTCTTTAAATTTTGATGTACAAAATGAAGTTTTTAAGAACGGCATATCTTTAACAACTATGGATGTAATAGCCAATATTATGAAATTGTATTATCTTGAAAGAGAATTTGATCGTCAAAATAAAAAAATTAACATTGTTGGTAAAGATTTATCTCTTAATGATACTTCAAATGCTAAGAAAATGACTTTAGCGGAATTGGAGTATTTTAAATCTAAAGTAAATTTATTGCTTGATCAGGCAAAAGCGCCTGCATATGGTGGTGAGTCGAATGGCTAAAGAATGGACTCAATTTGCCTCTCCCCCATCCTATACTGGTGGAAATGAATCAAATGATTTTAATTTTTTTAAAGAATTATACTTAGATGATATTTTCGATAGTCCACTTGGTAGTGATTTAAAATATTATCATGAAAAACCAAATCTTGTAAATGATAATGGTGTTTCATTTAAGGGTGTAGTCCAGCAAGTCATTTCTGACAATGATGATAGCAGTAAAAAAAGACAAGTCTTGTGTTCAGTAGGTATTTTAACAAGTGGAGACTATATTAAATACAAGGATGATTTTTGGATTGTTGTTGGATTAGTTGATGATAATAAATTTTACGAAAAGGCAATTATTTATTATTGCAATTGGGTTTTAAAATTTACATTATCGCCTGATTTCGGAAGCAAAGTTGCTGAATACCCTGTATATTGTACTAATTCTACTCAGTATAATAGTGGTGTAAAAAATGCTATAAATACAAAGTTTGGCAGTGCTCAATATTTAGTTTATATTCAAAGTAATGATGAAACTAATATAGTTGAGAGAGACACCAGATTATTAATTGATAAAAATCATTTAAGACCAACTGCTTATAGAATTACGCAGGTAGATGAAACAAGTAAGTCTTTTAATAACAAAGGCGTTAACATTTGGACTATTATGGAATGTCAGACAGAATATATGAATGATGATATACATAATGGTATTGCAAATAAAGTTAAGCAAGAAGTTGTGAGCGATAGTTATAAAAATCATAATATTTCAACGAATAATCAAAACTTATTAGACGAATGGGCGTGAGCATATCGCAAGATTAGACAATTTAAATATTTATGAAATGCAAATTTTAAAGAAACTTTGTGAGAACATTGATATCCAAAGACTATTAGATAACGGTGATCCATTATATGATCCTCATACTTTAAAATGGGATTATATTAGACCAGAGGTTTATTATCCTAAAGTTGGTGATGCAGCTCGAACTTATATTACTTTTGGCATTAGTGGAGATGTTTATGGTGGCAAAACAGAAAAAATGTTATATGTTAATTTTTACATTTATTGTCATGACAGTTTGCTACGAACAGACAAGGGTAAAAGAACCACTTTGATTGCTTCCGTTATAGATAAATTGTTTAATGGCACACATGATATTGCATTAGGTGAAATGCAATTAACGCAGTTTGATGGAAATTTCAGTGCCACACAAGATTATCATGGGTATCATTTGATATATGCAGTTCGAGATTTTAATAACCTCTCAAATAGTGGCACATTAAGTTATGCAAAATAAAATATTTTTAGACAATTATATTAAGATTAATGATTATGTTGAATTGTACATTCCAACAGTGCGTGAAGTATATAAAAATGAAGATGATTATTATTTGTTATCATATCATTTGACTGCCATGCCTTTCACTCGCAGGGCTGAATTGTGGTTAAATAAAATAGATTACATTACTTTGAATTTTTATGATTTGTTTACTTACGCATTGTATGAAATGAAAGTGCTTGCTTCTAATGATACACAAATGATTACGAAAATGTTTGGGGTACATAAAAAGAGCAATCCAAACATTGGTAATTTGTTTTTTAGAGGGTTTGATATAAAAAATATTGAAATCAGATATACAGAGGACAAACATTTTCTTGTTGCAGATAGTACAAATCAACATATTTTGTTTGATGAAGCTGACATAGATAAAACGGCAGAAGTTTTAAGAAAAATTATAGGTGAAAAGAAGGACAATAGAAAAGAAGATACTAAAGGTGCTTCTGGTAGATATGTTCTTGAACGAGCTGTAAAAGTATTAAAGAGAAGGCTAAAAAAAGAGGCTGAATGTCCACGACAGTACAGTATCATTGAGTCGTATATTGTAACTTTGGTTAATAATAAAGATTTTAAGTATAATTTTGGAACTGTAATGGACATGAGTTATGTCGAATTTATTTTGTCAGTTAAACAAATTTTACAAAATATTCATGTAGCAAATATTGACTTGGGAGTATATACAGGCAATATTTTAGCTGATAAATTAACCGATAAAGACCGTTCTTACTTTGCTTTAGAAGTAATTAAGTAAGAATGGTCTTTATTATTTTTAAGGAGGAATTATTTATTATGTCAAAGTTAAATGTAAATAATATTGTTTTCACAAGCGTTGACACTGTTGATGTGTTTACACCAATGTTTGGCTCATATAAATATACTTGTGATGAAATTACAAGTTTTGTAGTAAATAACGGTCAGACAAACACTGATGTTGTTGGTGGTAACGGTACTATTATTAACACTCTTAAAAGAAATCCTAATGCAACAATTAGTTGGACTGCTGGTGTTGTTGACGCTAATATTATGGCTGATGAACACGGTACAGAAGTTGTAAATGGTGCAGTGACAATTGGTTGGAACGATACCGTTAAGATTGCTTCTAATAAAGTAGAATTAAGTTTTATCCCTGTGGACAACCCACTTATGATTAAGGTTGGTGATATTGAATATACTGTCGGTAAGGCTGCTGAGAAGGGTAAAACAGTTACATACGCAAAAGGTACTAAGACCACAAAAGCATCTATTACTTTTGCCGAAGGCGAGTATACAGATGGTACAGAAGTTCATGTAAAGTATGATCGTCAGATTCTTGCAAGTTATGTTGATAGAGTTTCAGATAAGGTTTCTGAAAAGATTGCTATTAGAGTAACCGGACAGTGGGAGGACGCTTGTAACACTGTTCGTAAATGGGAGTTTGATGTTTATACTCTTGACCTTACTGGTGAGTATGAAACAAATATTAGCGACAGTCAGACAAATCAGACTTTTGAGGGCAAAGCTCTTAAGACAAGATGTGGTGGTTCAAAGATTCTTACTCGTTGGAAGTTCTTTGATGAAAATGAAGAGGATTATACTACAGCATAAGGAGTGATAATATGAAGGTTTATAAAACCTGCCCTATTTGCTCTAAGCCTTTTAATCCGTGTAGAATTGGCATTGCCACAACTGGTACTTTTAATTGGAGAGAAGTAGCTTGTTCGTTTGAATGTGGTCAAAAATATCTGCTTAAGATTGAAGAAGAAAAGAAACCTAAATCAGCTAAAGAGTTTGCAGATACGGTAATTGAAGATGTGAATAATTTACAAAATGTTATTATTACAGATGATGTTGACGAAAGCGCATCAACCTCTAAGGCTACAGATCTTAAAAGTAATAAAACCAAAATAAAAAGTAAAACGAAGTCGAAGTTTACTGAGGATGAAATGATTTAAAAACATAATTTTAATAAGGGAAAGTAGGCTTTGTCTATTTTCCCTTATTTTTTATAATGTGATTATTTATGAATAAGAGTAATAGGACAAAATTTAATGTAGATAAAAATACGGCAAAAAGAATGTCCGATGATGGTATTGTTTTTGATAGTATTTTAGAGAAAAATTTTTATCAAGAAGTTATTTTGCCTAATGTGCAAAGTGGTATTATTGTTGAATATGAATTACAAAAAAAATATATATTACAAAATGACTTCAAGAGAAAAAGACATACTGTAAGGGCAATCACTTATGTAGCTGATTTTTATGTCAAACTATATAACGGGAAAGAATTTGTTTTGGACACGAAAGGTATGCCCGATTCTGTTGCCAAAATAAAAAGAAAACTATTTTGGTATAATTACCCTTTAATTGATTATTATTGGGTAGCATACTCTAAAATTGATGGTGGCTGGTTGGATTATGAGTTTATACAAAAGCAAAGAAGAATTAGAAAACGACATCCTGAACTTGCGTCACATAATAAAATAGAAAATCAAAGATTGTTAGAGGTGAATTTTTTTGAAAAAATTGACAAATACACAGGTTAAAGAATTAACTAAGGTCAAAAGTTACTCGAAAAAATATGTTTTTGATTCGGGTGATGAATTACTGTATACAGAATATGGATGGATTGGTCAGGCAACACAATTAGATATGATTACCAGCATAGCAGAACAAGTATTGTTTATAGACAACGATTATTGTCCTCAGTATTTAATAGTTGCAAATTATGTTGCGTGGTTAAGTGTATGTACTGATATACCTCTTGTAATGAAAAAGATAAAACATGACAATAGTGTTATTGAAGTAATTGATTTTGAAACGAATTATAATGTAGCCCAAACATTAATTCATACCAATGGCATCCCTCTATGTTTGGATGTAATTGCACATATCATAAAAGAATATGTTGACGATAGACTGATTGTTAATCATAATCGTCTTAAAACTAAATTAGAGACACTTACTTCAAATTGTGAAAGAAGTGTTTCTATTATTATGAATATTAGTAATGAGTTAGAAAAAATATATAAAGATACTGATATTATGACTGGATTACAAGATGTAGCAAATGAAATGAATGGATTAAGCAAAAGGTTGGATAGTAATGCCAGTGATAAAATAATAAATATGTTGGCAAACAAAGACAGTGATTAATATGGCAGAATTTAAATCTTTAGCAGATTTATTTAAATCAGTAAATAAGGATATTGATCAAGCTTTAGATAGTGGTGTTAGTGATTATGTAACTCAAGTGGCTATAAGCTATGCTAAACAGAGAGTATATAATAGATATCGCATTCATTATGAACGCAAATCGAGACCGCATTATGTCAGAAGGAAGAGTCTTTTGCAGGAAGAAAATTGGAATAGCGAACTTGTATCACAACCTGCAATTGAAATTGGTGTTTCAAATCATACTGTAGCAATTTATAATACGGCAAAACCTAATAAGGTATTAAATGATAAAGGTGAAGCAGCGAATAACACAGATGAGATACAAAGTTTGCCTGAATTAATTGAACTTGGACAAAAAAAATATACGCAAAAATTTGGTGGCGTTGGCTATATGTTTAATAATTTATCTACTAATAAATATAGATATTTGCAAGCCAGACCTTTTGTACAAGCAACTGTAAAACAACTAAATAGTAATGATATATTATCAACGGTATTTGATACTTGTTTGATAATGAATGGTTATCGAATAAAAGATTAAGAGACGGGTTTCCTGTCTCTTTTTTATTTGTAGGTGGTGAATAAAATGGCAGGAAACACTAATCATGAATCAACAATTTTAGTCACAGCTAAGTTGGATGAAGCTCGTAGTGCTGAAGTTATCAATAATCAATTAAAGACTATAAAATCAAAATTAAACAAGGTAGAAGTTGATATCGGTGTTAGTAAAGCAACTTTATCTAAAGGTTTAGGAAATATTAAATCTGACATTCAGAAACAATTTTCAACAATTAAACTTGATTTAGGACAAGCTAATATTGATAATTTACTTAATGAACAAAGTGTAGAAAAAGCAAGGGTTAAATTGCAAAATTTAGCTGCTGAAATAGGTAAAGACTTAGGGCAAGTTGAAAAAATTAGATTTACTAATTTGCAAAATGGTCTTGTTGATTTTGAGCAAGGGACTCAAGCTGTTGTTACATATGTAGATAAACTTAATAATGGTTTAACAAGAACAACTGACTTAGTTTACAGAATGAATACGCTTGTAGATGAAAATAGTGGTGGGACTATTCAGGAAATGTCTGCAAATGTCTCTCGTATGATTGAAAATTATTCTAAAATGGATAAAGCAAAAAATCAAAGAGAGCAAGCATATTATGAAGAACTACAAAGAACGAATAAGGAATTAGCGGAGAAAGAAAAACAACTTCAAAAGGTTGCGCAGACGGAAAAAACTGTTCGTAGCAACATGCACTCTGCTGGACAACAAATGTATAATTTGCCTACTCCTACCACTTCAACAGAAGCGTCTGCAACAGCATATAGTGCAGTAGTGAGTCAATATGAAAAACTAATATCGTTACAACAGCAATATAATAACAGCATGAATGGTACAGGCAAGCCATTGTCTATTGAACAACAGCTACAATCGTTAAAACAAATTGATATTGAATATCAACAGTTACTTGATTTGGTAAGTCAATATAAATCTGAGGTTACTTATGCTAATAAAGCTGCAAATAGTCAAAATCAAGCAGTTGCAAAGTTACAACAAGAAAATCAGCAACAATCTCTTTTAAATTCAAAAATTGAAAAAGCTCAAGCTGATATTATTGCTTTATCTAATGCTTGGACAAATATAAAGCGAAATCCTGTGTTGTTAAATGAATTAAATCAACTTATTGCTAAGAGTAAAGAGTTACACACTTCTGCTGACTTAACTGAGTTCAACACACAATTAGGAGCTTTTAAATCAAAATGTAAAGCTGCTGGCGTTGCTACTGCAAGTTGGGTAAGTGGCATTAAAGATGCGTGGACACATTTTAGTTATTTTTTCGGTGCATCAAGAATATTTTATGCCATTATTCAAAGGACTAAAGAGTTATATAATAATGTCAAAGAACTTGATACTGCTATGGTGGCTTTAAAAAAAGTTACTGATGAAACAAGCGGTACATATTCAAGATTCTTGTCAGATGCAAAGCAGTCATCAAAAGAATTGGGTGCAAGTCTAACAGACTTTGTAAACTCTACGGCTGATTTTGCAAAATTGGGCTATTCTATTAGTGATTCTTCCGAATTGGCTAAAGTGGCTACAATGTACTTAAATGTAGGCGATGATTTAGATGGTATAGATGATGCTACATCAACCATTGTGTCAACTTTAAAAGCATTTAATATGACCGCAAGTCAATCAGAAAGTATTATAGATAAATTAAATGAAGTTAGTAACCGATTTGCACTTAGTTCTGGTGACTTAGGACAAGGGTTAGCAAATTCTGCGGCAGCATTATCAACGGCAGGCAATGATTTAAACGAAACAATTGCATTATTAACCGCTGGTACAGAAATTACTCAAAATGCTAATGAAATGGGTAACTCTATTAAAGTGTTAAGTATGCGACTTCGTGGTATGAAAGGTGAATTAGAGGCACTTGGCGAAGATGTAGATGATAATGTTGAATCCGTCTCAAAAATGCAAACTCAAATTTTAAATCTTACTCACGGTAAAGTTAATATATTTGAGTCTAATGGTGATTTTAAATCTACATATGAGATAATGAAAGAAATCAGTGAGGTTTATAGTAGTCTTACTGATCCTGAAAAAGCTCAGTTATTGGAAACAATCGCCGGCAAACAGCGTGGCAACCAAATTGCTGCTATTTTAACCAACTTCTCTCAGGCTGAAAAATCATTAGCAGTATCTATGAACTCAACTGGTTCAGCAGCTAAAGAACAAGCAAAATGGATGAATAGCATTGAAGGTCGTTGCAATCAATTGCAGTCTGCGTGGGAGTCTTTAAGTACAAGTATGCTTGATGATGGATCGGTAAAAAATACGATAGTTGGACTCACTGGATTGGTTGATGCTTTAGATGACATTATTAATACTATTGGTTTATTCCCTACTGTTATTGGTGCACTTGGTCTTGGTTTACTAATAAAGAATATAAACAATATTAAATCTACTATAGTAGGCGTTAGTAGTGCATTATCTCAAGTCAATCAAGTAACCAGCCTTAATTCAAATGGACAATTGTTCACTCTTGATGTTAACGGAAATTCTACTGGTCAATTGACAGATGTTGCAATTATGAAATATCAGTCAGCATTGGAAGGATTGTCTGTTTCACAACAAAAAGCTGTATTGAGCAGCAGTGGATTAAATCAAGCAATGCAAGAACAAATTTTGTCAAGTAATCTTTTGGAAAATAGTACAAAGACACTTTCTTTAACAGACACTCAATTGCTTTTGTCAACTGCAAATATTAGTGAAGAAGAATATGCGAACATACTTGCTTTTACACAAGGTAAACTTGCCGTTGATGGATTAACAGATGGCACAAGGCAATTAAGTTTAACAAATTTAATGTTATTAAAAGAACAAGGTCTGTTATCAGAGGCAACTTATAAGCAAGTTGAGGCTTATTTGGTGCAAAAGAATACAATGAGCAAGTTAAGTGGAACTGGAGTTTCTTTAAAGGCTATGTTTAAATCTGTTGGCACATGGATTGGTATAGCAACTATGGCTATTACTGCTGGTATTGCTATTTGGAACGCTTACGATCAAGCTCAGCAAAAAATTTATCAAGATACAATACAAAAGGCACAAAAAAGTGCAAGTAGTATTGAAAAAGTTTATCAAGCATGGGACAGTTATGCGTCACTTGATAGTGCTGCAACTGAAAAAGAAAAACAATCTGCAATTGATAATGTTAATGAGCAGTTAAAAAATAAAATTAAGTTATTAAAAGATACAACTGATGCAGAGAAGGAATATGCTGACGCTGTTAAAGAATCAAATTCAGAAGATTTCAACAAAGCAAAAACTGATGCATATACTGCGGCAACGAAAGCAAAAGAAAAAATTAAGTCAAAATGGACTTCGGATTTTCAAAGAAGCATAGTATATAATGATAAAACTAATGATGGTGATAAACCAGAAATAAGTGATCAGGCTTATGGAATTATAAAAGACATATTAGGCAAATATGCTACTCAGAAATACACTAATGTCAAAGATGTATATGGAAATGTAATTAGTGGTATTTCATATGGTCTTGGAGTAAATGTAGATACATCTGACATAAAATCTGTATTAGATTATTATGATAAAGTGCAAAAGGCTATTGCTGACATTGAAAGTGAGGCAGAAAAACTTGGCGGTAAACAGGGCGAGAAATTATTGTCATCTGATGTATATAATCGTTTGAAAAGCATATTTGCCGATGATGAAAGTAAACAAGATGATTTACATGACTTAATTAGCGACTATGTTGATAATCAAGCAAATTATATTATTTCAAATACAGAGTCTGCTCTTGGACTGCCAACAAGTACAGAAGAATTTGCTAAATTTAAAGAGTCTTGTGAAAAGGCTACCGATTCAGAGACTGTTCAAGAAGCTATATTAAATAGACTGTCGGAGCTATTTCCTAAATTAGCACAAAATACAGAAGAGGCTACTACCGCCACTACTGCATGGAATTATTCTATTACATCATCCAAAGTTGATGATAAACTTGGTTCTGCAAAAGATGCTTTAGATGATATCGGAAAAACTTATAAAACGCTATCTGGCGTTGTTGAAGATTACAACACTAATGGATATTTAACATTAGAAAATCTTGATAGTATTATTGATGCTGGTGACGATTATATAAGTGCATTGTTTAATGAAAATGGACAATTGGAATTAAATAAAAATGCTTATATCAAATTGGCAAAAGCTAAGATTGAGAATTTAAAGTATACACAATTACAATCTGCTTTAAGCGACATAAATGCGTTATCAAATGCCACTGAAGTTGCTACGACTGATAAATTAACTAATAGTACACTTAAACTAACTGAAGCAACCCTTACAATGGCTGCTGCTAAAAAAATTGCAGAAGGTATTGATCCGAAAAAAGTATATGGTGTTATTGATAGGTATTCTAAAATCATTACTATATATGATGAGGCTGAAAATCAATTAGAAAATAATACTGATGCTTTTTTTGGTTATACAAAATCTACCGATAAAGCGACTGACGCTTTAGAAAAGCAAAAGGACACTTTAGAAAAAAATAAAGACGCTTTAGAAAAGCAAAAGGACGCTTTAGAAGATGCGAAGGACTCTACAGAGAACGGTATAGATAGTATCAAAGACCTGATTGATTTAGTTCAGGAAATGATACAAAAAAATAAAGAACTTGAAAAAGAAGGTCTTGAAAAGCAAAAGAAATCTCAAGATGATATTATTGATAAATACAAAGAGCAGTTAGACCTTCAAGAAGAGCAAATTAAAAAAGCAAAAGAATTAGCAGAAAAAGAATCTGATGTAGCAAAAAATGCTTTAAGTGTTGCAATTACAGGTCTTGACGATTCTTCAGCGGGTAAAAAGGCAAATAAAGAAGCTCTTGATTCTTATAATGATAGCAAAGATGATTTATCTGACACTCTTAGAGAAGATACATATAATGATCGTATAGATGCTTTAGATAAGTTAAAAGAGGCTAACGATAAGTATTATGATGATAAAATTCAGTTAATTGAAGATTATCTTGGTGATGAAGTACAATTATATAAAGACGCTTGTAGTATGATTGATAACGATAATGGACAATTGTATAGTCAATTATCCGCATATGTACAGCAATACACTACTGCTTCTGAAGCCGAGTTTAATCATATGTGGAGTGAGGCACAAAATGCTTTACAAGCATATAACACTGATAATTTATCGACTATTGATTTACTTGATGTAATGCAAAATCATATCTATGATTTGACAGGACAAATTGGAATTTATCAAACTCAAATTGATAATGTGAGCGATGCCATTGATAGTGTTAGTAGTTCTATTAATACTATTAAGGATAACATTAATAATAATGCCAGTGCGATTACTAATAATGCACAAGCTGTTATGGACTACACTGATAAAGCTAATAAGCTAAAAGAGGCATTAGGCGAAGCTGTAGAAAATGGTAAGAAATTTCGTAAATTATATGACTCTCCTATCGGTCCGGTTCAGCAAAGAAATTATAACAACCCTAAACCATTTTTATACGGATCTCCTATTGGTTTTGTGGCTGGTAAACACGCAAGTGGCACAAAATCAGCTAAAGGCGGTTTGTCTATTGTTGATGAAGAGGGCATCGGCTCAGAACTTATCCCTACATCTCTTGGTAATGGCAGATATACAATCTTACCACAAGGCAACCCTGTATTTAGCAAAGCGATGACAAATGAATTGTTTGAATTTGCATCAGCGCCAACTGATTATTTTGCACAGAAGTTTGGCTCTGAAATAACACCGAATGTTGTGAACAATAAATCAACTGTTGTTTCCCCTGCCATCAACATCAATGTGCAAGGTGATGCTACTCAGGCTACTGTTAATGCACTGCACAAGGAATCTGAAAAGATTATGAATAACACTATCAAAAAACTTATGTCATATACCGTAAATAACAGACATATTTAGTTGTATATAAAGAAAGGCTGTCGGTTGACAGCCTTTTGTGTTACTTAGATTGTTCCATTTCGTGAGCTAAATAATGTATTGATTCATGATAAGTACACCAATAACTGTTATTAGCTCTTGGTCGGTCACATCCATCTTCAATACAAGTTGATGAACAATTTGAGCCAATCAATGAAAGTAACAGTATTACGCCCACTATAATGCCAATGACAATCAGTTTTCCACTATTGTTTTTAGTGTTATTTGCATTCATTATTCTTCACTCCCTTTTTGTTTTATTTTACCATAATATTTTTATTTTTACAAGTAAGACTATATATTTATCTATGTTTTTATTAAGGAGGTGTTTTGGTTGTATAGAGATTGTTATTTTACCTATAATGATATATACTCAGGTGATTATAATTTAATTTTAGCTTTTATAAGTGACGATAGTAATGAGTTTGCAAGTGGAGGCGAATATGAACCCACTACTGTGGCTCTCCCCCATAATGCACAACAGCTTTTATACAATCTTAATTATGCTGAACATCCACTTGAATTTTCAGTTGAAATTATTAGTCCAGAAGATAATATTCCAGTCGAAACAATGATTGAAATTAAAAATTGGTTGTTCGGACAAGACGGTTGGAAACGACTTTATTTGCAAAACGAAACATCCGACTATTACCTCAACGCATTATTTATTCCTGACAGTGATATTACCGATGCACGAGGCTATAGAGGTTTGCGTTGTAAGGTACAAAATGATAGTGGATTTTGGTATCAGGACAATGAAGTTGAGTTTAAGGGGGTTGAGCAAAAAACATTAGATGCTAATAATCCTGATCCTTATAAAGCAGCCACAAAAAATGTACTTACATTTGAAAGTACAATTGATATTGAAGGACAACCAGTGAATAACAAAATTTGTCCGATGATTGAATTAAATATTGGACATAACTGGGACTATTACAATAGCGTGTGCCTTAACTATACTATGACATCATATCGTGTGTACATTGGTAATAAAACCAACAAGTCTCTAATTGCGTTTGACGCTCGGCTTAACGATCATACGAATAAAGATGCCGTATATGAACTGGACGCTAAATATGGAATGGTAACAATGAAAGAACCTAATGAAAGAACTTTTCATTCACTCACTCCCCCATTTATTCAGTACAACGGAGTTATTAAAGATAATCTCGATTATGTATCTCTATTTTGGCTTGGTAATGGTCGCAATCAGATTTATCTATATATTAAATCCACAGATAAAACTGACGCTGAACATAATTATGCTTACGAGGTTTTCGATCCTAATAAAAGCTTAGTTTTTAAGTATACTACAATGCATAGGTTGGGTGGTATTTGATGCAAACACGAAATTACGCACAAGAGACTCCCGATATGGTGTTGTATAGACAGAATAAAAAGACCTCACTTGGCTATGTTAAAAATATACACAATTGGACTGCTGATTATAATTTCGGAGCAGCTTCGGAAATGAGTTTTGAAGTGCCTAAAAAAGTTTATGATACTCGTACCAACAGTTGGATGGACAATCCTAATTATGATAATCTAAAGCCCGATATGCTTTTGTATCTCAATGATTCAACTGAGTATTTTAAATTTACAGGAGAAAGTTATTATGCAGATTATCTGTATAATTTAAAAGGCGGAGGCACACGAAAAGATTATGAGTTATCGTTTGATGTTAATACAGCAATTAACAATTTCAATATTAAAAATGAAACTATGCTTTTTGATATCGGCACTACATACGGTTACGAGTGGGTGTGGGGTGGCACTATTAATGATGGGGTGTTTGAAGATTATTCAGAAAGCTTAGACTTGTACAAGCAAAATTGGTATGCCTACCAGTATTTAGCCTGTAAAAGTTTTATACCTGTGCATAAAGGCGATGTCATTTCGACAAAATGTTTTAATGGTGACACTTTGCGATATTCATTCAAGATTCATTACTATAAGGAAGCTAACGCAGATAGTTGGCTGAAATCTGATGATAATTATTATTATGAAACATCAAAAAAACCATTCCGAAGATGTGTAGATTTTACAGTAAGGGATAACGATGGCAACATTGAAAATAATACTGATACTATTGACGAAGGGTATATCCGAATAAGTCTTGTATGTAGTCAAGCAACATATAGCGACAATACCTATCGTACATATATTCCCAATGCCTCTTGGGTGCAAATTTTTTCAAGAGAAAGATTGTGTACACACTTTGAAACAAATAAAAATAAAAACTATGGCATACGAAATGTATGGTGGGTTATTACCAATACGGAAGAAATAAATGATAACGGAAGTAATGTTGTGCTAAAAGTAACAGCCCAGTCGTATGAGATGACTTTGTCAAAAAGAGCGTTTTCTTTATCAAACAGTACATTACCACTATTTGTGCCTGATCATATTAACGACCTTGTTACCAGTGATAATTGGTATTACGATTGTTATGGTAACACAAGACATAAACAAAAGTTTGTCCGAGGATTGCTGAATCAAATACTTGACTATCTTCCACAATGGAAAATAGGATACATTTCTCAAGCAGTGTGTGTTAGGTATAGAACACTTGATGATGTTGATAATGCAAATGTTTATACTTTTTTAAATAATGATATCGCTTCGTCATACCAATGCTATTTCATTTTTGATTCAGAAAATATGACAATTAATATAATAGATGGAAACATAGAGACGGAAGAGCGGCGGTATTATGATACTGATAACAAATATTTGGGTACTCATTCTAAGACGATATTAACATGGCAAAATGCAATCAAAAATACGAATATTCATACAACTAATGATAGGTGTATTAGTGCATTAAGAGTGCATACATCTAACGATCAATACGGATTAGGGTTAATCAACCCTACGGGAAATAATATATTGTACAATTTTAGTAACATTGAAAATCAATTAGATTATGTGGCTGATGACACTAAAAACAGAACCTTAAAAGAAGCTCTTACGATATGGCAGGCAAATATTGAAAAAGAATCTGTAAAATACGCTAATAAAGGGGCATTGTTAATTGAGTGCAATAAAAAGAAAATAGAGCAAGCTTCTAAAATATCAAAGGCTTTAACAACATACTTAACAGTCGCAGATGCAATTAACACATATTTAATAGACGAGTATGGTTTTAATGAAAAAATTATTCCGGGTAGTATGACATCACGATACGCATATCAGGTTCTTGTAAGCGACCATGTACGCCAACCAAGTAGCATGAAAGAAGTTCCATACGATTATGTACAATATCAATGTTATCATTCCAAGTCCCTATATACAAAGTTGTATTCAGCAGCGGAAACATACTGGAACACTAAAAACAGTTATGATAATACAGTAACCAAATACAACACATGTTATAACGAGATGCAAACAGTAGCTAAAAAGTTTACACTTAATTACAAAACAGCAATTCAGGCAAACAAAGACGGTATTGTAACAATCCTCTCCCCCGCTGAAATCTTGGAACTCCAAAATTACATTACTGAAGGAGACTGGACAAATGACAATGTTGTATTTAGTGATACTTATTCCGCTAATGATATTATAACAACATTGCAAGAAGTGATGGTTCAAGCTAAATCTGATCATGACAATTATCTCAGTAAGCAGTGTTACGAATTTGAGATTGAGTCAGCGAATATATTGGCAATTCCTGAAATGAAGGATAACATTGCAGATTTAACACTTGGTACAGCACTATCTCTTGAAGTAAAAGACGGTGATTGGCAGTATCCTATTTTGCTTTCAATTCATATAAATTATGATGATGTATCAGATTTCAGTTTGACATTTAACACAAACTATTCTGCCAAGCCTCTCAAGAAGAGATTTATTGATTGTTTCAATACGATTTCACACACAAGTGTTAGAAATACAACATTTAATTTTACAGAATAATAGGTGGTGATTATATGATTATTAGACATTTAAGCATTGATTGTGCTTATATTAACAAGGTTCTTGAACCAATCACACAAAGAGAACACGGTGTGACCGAGTTTGAGATTGAGGCTAAAAATCACGGTGCTGATATAGACCTTTCAGAATGTACGCTTGCTACCTATTATGGATTAAAACCAGATGAGCACAAAGTAGGTGTTGAGTGCAGAGTAGATAAAGATAAAGGTTTGATTTATTTACCTTTGTATTTACAGATGACAACGGCTGAGGGTGTATTAAAAGGTATTGTAGAATTACAGTTTCCTGAAGGTAATGTAAGATTTTCAGGCGTTAGTTTTAAGGTTTCTTTTGCACCAGATGACACAAAGATTGAAAGCACTGATGATTTTAATGTCTTAGAAAACTTTATCTCTAAACCGACTACAGACGGTGTTGTCGGACAGGTATTGTCTATAGATAGTGACGGTCATACTATTTGGCGAACACTTAAAGAGTTTGACGGTAATGATTATGCACATTTGAACAACAAACCTTCTATCAATGGCGTTGAACTTAACGGAGATAAGTCGCTTGAAGATTTAAACATCAAGCAAACCTACACTGCCGATGATATTTCGTTTGCAGATGGCGAAACTTTCCAACAGAAATTCAACAATGGTGACCTAAAAGGACAAGATGGTGTTTCGGGTACTAACGGGATTACTCCGCATATTGGTGATAATGGCAATTGGTTCATTGGAGAGATAGATACAAATAAACCGTCACAAGGTACAAACGGCTTGAACGGAAACGATGGTGTAAGTGTTACAAAATCCGAAGTTAATACAAGTGGAGAACTTGTAATTACATACTCGAATGGAGATTCAACAAATCTTGGCAAAATCGTAGGTAAAGACGGTCTTGACGGTACAAATGGACAAAACGGTTTATCAGCTTATGAAATTGCAAAAAATGGTGGTTTTATTGGCACTAAAGAAGATTGGTTAAAATCTCTTAAAGGCGAACATGGTGAAAAAGGTCAGAACGGTGCTGACGGTAAAACTCCAGTAAAAGGTGTTGATTATTTCACCGCAGAAGATAAAACTGAATTTACTGCCGAAGTTGTCGAAAGTCTTAAGCCCGAACTTGCCAAAAAGCAAGACAATCTTGTGTCGGGCGAAAATATCAAGACTATAAACGGCGAAACTTTGCTCGGCAGCGGGAATATTGAAATTTCTGGTAGCGACGAAAAAGCTTTCATAACTAAAAAAATCACATTAGACGAAGATGTCAATGAAATTTTTTTAGAAACTGATGATTGGGACACTTGCTATTTGAACATTATAACAGGTTCATCAACCTGCAAATTTAATGTGCAATATTGTTGTGCGTTTTTAACTGGAAATTATAGAAGCTTTAATTTTGCAACAAACATAGCAGCACAATATGCTTATCTGATAAAATTTGAAAAGCATCCGTCAACTTTAATATACGGACATTCAGCTTTTAGAAGAGGAGACGCAATTTTAGGTGCGTATTACACTACAGAAAAACGAAATGGTTTCTTTTTCAAATCTGCAACAGATGTAGCACTTCCGAAAGGAACAACTGTGGAACTTTATTATAAATGAGGCGATATAAATGAGAATTTATGACAACGGCATTTATAGAGATATGACTGCCGAAGAAATCAAAGAAATCACATCAATAGCAGAATCTAATAACGAGCCTACCGATTTCGATAAACTCGAGGCACAGGTTATATATACAGCTATGATGACCGACACTTTATTACCTGAGGAGGCTTAAAAATGTACGAAAAAATTAAAAGGTGGTACACGCAAAGACTTTGGACTGCTGATATGGTACAAAAAGCCGTTGATAAAGGCGTCATAACTATTGAGCAGTTTAATGATATTATATCGAAAGGATGATAACAATGAAAAAATCTTTACAAAGCAGTGGGTAAAGGCAACAGCCGTCAGAGCAGTTAAGACTGTTGCTCAGACAGTAACAGGATGGAATGACAGCGAATTTGAAGAGTTTTAAAAGGAGGGTTTTAAAGCCAAATTATTCGTTATAGTGTACAAGCAATATTTCTATTTATGAAAATACAATGTATATATTAACGAAGTGATAAGGAGGAAAATAATGAAAACCTACAATAAAATATATACAGTACATGCTTGGAAAGACAACAACAAGTTTTTTACTGTGACACAGGGCGAGGGCGGTATCAAATACCCTCGCCTTATGGTTGTGGATGATAAGGGAGCAATCGACTTAACTGGTTCGGCAGTTACATACACAATAACTCTCCCTCGTGGTTCTGAAGAAATTGTTGACGCAACAATTATAGATGCTAAACGAGGCATTGTTGAATTTGAGATCAAGTCATCTATGACTGCTTATGCAGGTATGGGTGAAGGTGAACTTAATATCACCATTGATAACAAGGTTTTGAAAATTAGCGGTATTAATCTCACTATTAGCAAGTCAACCAGTGGTCGTGTCATTGAAGCAAGTGAACAGTTTAGTGCGTTAATGAGTTTATTTGCTAAAATGTCAACATTGTTTCAGGGAGACACATTATTAATAAATGGAAATAGCATTACACAATCAACAATCACTAATGATAAATTGGCAGACTTAACAGTGGCAAGTAACAAGCTTGCCGATAATTGTGTGACAACCAATAAGATAGCACCGCAGTGTATAATACCTGAAAAGATAGACTCAATGTTATTAAATAAGATTTATAATAATTATGTTACACCTGAAATGTTTGGTGCTAAAGGGGATGGAGTAACAGACGATACGATCGCATTGCAACAAATGTTTACCCAAGCTGAAACAAACCACCATGCAATTAAACTTGGCAATGGAAAAACATATTTAATTAGTAACACGCTTAGATATGATGTTGATAGAGCAAATTTTGATGGTAATTTTGCAACAATTAAAGTATCTAATAATTGTAAAAAACAAAATGAAACATATTACGGTTCTGAGCCGAAAGTGGTAGGATCGTGGAGTTTGAATTCGGCTATTACGGTTAATGTAAAATCAGGTAATGATGCAAAATATAACATTGGCTCATTTGGTAATATTATAATTGATTGTAGTAACGGAAAAGCTAAACATGCACTCAAAATTGAGAATGAAGGCAAAACGAATTATTCTCATATCATGTTAAAGAATCCTGCAATGTACGGTATAAGATGTTATGGTGGTAACGAGGCAACCTACAGTTATATTAGTGGTTCTCGTAGTGATGTTCAATTGTCAACACAAGAAATGATTACAAGTGGATACTCGAATATTGATGCAAGAATGATATCAACTATGTTATTTCTCGGTTGTTCTGACACCTATGTAACAGATTCTATTTCGGTAGACTTTGAATGCGGCTTTCTTACTGGAGGAGCAGATAATCATTTTAACAAATGTCATGCATGGTGTGCATACAATACAAATGTTATGAGTCATTCTACTTCTTTCACGGTTTGGGGTGGTGTTGCCACTTTTAGCCAATGCATGATAGACTCAACCAAATATGGATTCAAATTTTTTAATGCTGGCAGAGCGTTAATTAATAACTGTCTTAACGGATATAATCAAGTTTATAAAGATAATTTAGACACTTTTGGTACTCCATATGTTACATACTTTGCAACTGCTACAGATACACCAAACTATAAATCGACAAATAGAGGAACAGGAACTACGATGACTAATAACGAGTTTAAAGTAGTGGCTGGTATAGGTTGTGCTTGGGATAATCTTGGACGAACAGGTGATGGATTAATAAATATTGATTATAAGCCTTTGTCAGATTTTACTAACATACATGTTAAGGCGTTAGATTGTATTTCAAATGATGATATAAAGGATTTAGCTATTCAAGAGAATGAATTGATTAGTTCTGCGATTTGTTCTTATCTTTGTGTAAATGATACTTATTCACTCCATATTGTATTAAAACTTAAAAATTGTACAATCTCTAATGCCAGTAATATGCACATCACTGGATTACCTGTTAAACCTACGGAAAATATTATAACTCTTGGTGTCGCCAGTGATGGTAATGTGTTTAAAGGTGTAATTGATAGTTCTGGCGGTTTGACAGTAACCTGTTTGTTAGCACAGACATCTTACAATGATAGTGATAGTATACATTTTGATGCCTTAGTACGAAATAAGTAAGGAGTAATAACCAATGTGGTGATTGAATGAGTAATGAAATAATTGAAATTATTAAAACGATTAGTGTATGCTTTGGCTGTGCTACTGCTATACTGACAGTGTTGACTGCTATAGTCACACCTCTGCGTCGTAAAATAATCGGTTGGGTGCGAAATACAAACAACACTAACGACACAATAGAAAAGCTTAACAAAATTGAAGGAATGTTAGAATCTCATATTGCCCTTGATACAGAGAAGTGGGATATGTCGGTTAAGTTAGCTGAAGCAGTGAAGGCAGGTTTGAGAAATAGTATTTTAGAGTTGTGTGATAAGTGTCTTGCAAAGGGTAGTATCACCTCGATACAAAAACTTAATTTGATTGACCTGTATAAAGAGTATCACAATCTCGGTGGAGACACATATTGTACTGATAGATATAAACTGGCATTACATTTGCCAGAAAAGAATATTTAAGGAGTTGGTTATATGATTAACTGGACAGTAAGATTTAAAAATAAAACATTTTGGCTTGCACTTATTCCTGCGGCACTTCTGTTTATTCAGGCAGTAGCTAAAGTGTTTGGTTTTGAGCTTGATTTTGGGGCACTTGGCAATAACCTTACGGCAGTGGTAAATACCGTATTTGCTTTACTTGCAGTGCTTGGTGTTGTAGTCGATCCTACAACTAAGGGTGCGTCAGATAGTGAACAGGCTATGACCTACGGTGAACCTAAATAATTAAATACAATACATAAAATTAGCACTCATCTCTTAATTGAGGTGGGTGCTTTGTAGTTTAAGGAGGTATTGTTATGGCAAAAACAACAGTAGATAAGATTTTAAAAATTGCTCGTGCTGAAGTTGGCACAAGGGCAACAAATGTAAAACGCTGTAAATATAACACCGCATTTTATGGGGCGGAAGTATCTGGCGATTGCTATGACTGGTGTGCTGCATTTGTTTGGTGGGTGTTTAAACAGGCAGGTGCAGACGATATGCTGTTTTGTAAAACTGCTGGCTGTGGTGTTCTTGCTCAAACTTTCTATAACAAAGGTAAAATTGTTCGTAGGGGTTATAAAGCTGGTGATGTTGTACTGTTTCACTGGAGTAATGAGGCAAGCACAATTGTTCCGGGTGCTTATGCCGTTGACCATGTAGGCATTATTGAAAGCGTTAATTCAGATGGCTCTTACACGACTATTGAAGGTAACACTGGTGGCGGCAATGGTTCTGTACTTAGACAGAAGAGATGGGCAAGTTGCATCAGCTATGTATGTAGACCTGATTATATTTCATCAGGTTCAAGTACAACAAATAAGGAGGAAGAAGAAATGATTAAATACGGTTTACATAACACAGCTATCCTTGCGTTTAAGAAAGAGCTAATTACGCTCTATAATATGGGTATTATTAAGACAAAGGTTGACAACTCGGACGGCTTCGGAGATGGCACTTTAAAGGCAGTCAAAGAGGCGCAGAGAGCAGGCAAGGTTACAGTTGATGGTATTGTTAAAGAAAAGACAATCAATGCTATTTATCATCTTATCAATGACGGTATCAGGGCTAAAGATAAGAAAATTGCCAACGCTAAAAAGGCACTTGGATGACATACCAAAAGGTAACACATAAATTCGTACTGTGATACTTTAGGGTACATGGTCTTGGTATTCCTACAATGTTTTTCGAGCTTGTGGGGCATAATATATTAGTGATCGCCCTGTGATAATCTGAGGACTCACAGGCAATTATGACATTTAGTGTCAGCCCACTTGGGCAGATTTGTATAGCGGTAACATCTATCTTTAGATGTCAGGAATGCGAACGCAACTGCCTTTCTGTAGAACACAGGTAAAATGGCTTAGATTCTTGGTCGTAGCACGATGTCAGCGACTCAAAATAATTGGACAGCGAGCGAAGATAAGACTATGGTTGACCAACATAGAGGAAGATGAAGAGGTGGGTTGGTTTATGGCGTACCAATGGTTGTAAACGCCAATTTTGTTTTTTAGAAAGGATATTAAAAATGTCAGTGCTTGCAGTACCGATAAATCAGCCTTTTGAGGTAGATAAAAATAAGGTTAAGGATTTTAACAATCAGTCTCACAATAAAAAACAATGGATATTAGATAGATTGTCTAAGTATAATAAAAACGAAATCACATGGGATTAAAATAATCCTTTTAAATGATTGTCGCCCACCATTGGCGACTAATAAGTGACTGGCTCGATAAATATGTTTCGCATCCGACCAGCGAATAATAAGTGACTGGCTCTAAAATATTTTTCGCTCACCACTAGCGAATAATAAGTGACTGGCTCGAAAATATTTTTCGCTCACCACTAGCGAATAATAAATCGGTTGAATTTTAATCAAGTTAAAAATTGGTAACAAATGTACATTTGATGACTAAATATAGGTAGACTTTTAGTACGCTTAGGGAGTACTATGTAGGTACAAGGAAAGGTGTATATTGTCGTACACATTCACATATCATATTAGTACCATTATTAAGGTGTGTGTGTTATGTGTTTTTCCTTTAGAAAAAAGAATAAGAAAGGGAGTAACGATATGGCAGTTATGCAAAAACCAAGACAGGCATTCATCCTTGACAGCAAGAAAGCTAATGATTTTTTTAGCATTAAGTCATCTAAGGAGCATAATAAAATCATTGAGAAGAGAGCACAGTCGTTGCGAAAAATTCTTAAAGATGAAACTAAGAAGAAGTAAAAAGTTTGCCAAAGAAGAGTTGTTTAGTTTAAAAAGATTAAATGGTAAAACTTATAAGTATTGTAAAAATTTTAATTGTGGCAACGATTATTTAAACCAGTATGCAACAGATACTTCTACAGATATTACAGATGCTGTGAGCTTTATGTATGTCGATAACAAAACAGATAAAGCTGCATGTATCTATTCATTGTCTTGTTCAAGTATTATACATAACAGTGGCGACAACTTATCTCTTATTCCAGCAGTTGAAATAAAAATGTTCGCATTAGATGTGGCGTATCAACATAGGGATTACTCTGATAATCCAGAGGACGGAACTTATGGAGATGTATTTTTTGTCGTTTATAATTTCGACAATTAGAGATTTCAGCGAATCGCAATGTGGATGCGATTATGTGGTGTTGTACTCTGTGCCACAAGCAGAAAGTTTTTACAAAAGGAACTTCTTTGAAAAGTTTGAAAGATATATGCAACCAGACAAATCAATTATTAATACAGACTGTGTTCCTATGTTTCATAGACTATAAGACAAAATAAGGTATCAAAAACCATTAGGTTTTGCATTGAGAGGGTTAATGACTTTCCCATAGTTTTTAAATTTTTAGGGGTAACTCAAATCGAGTTACCCCTATTTTTTTGCATTTTATTTCACAAAATCCAACGAACCAACTGCTTCAATTTTTTCCGCCTGAATAATATGAATGTAGGTGTTGTAGGTTATCGTAGTGTCTGCGTGTCCTAATAATTGACTAATTATTTCTATATCCACATGATTACGAAATAACTGTGTGGCAAAGGTGTGACGCAATGAATGAACACTGTACGAGGTGCTTATACCCGCTCGTTTAAGCATATATTTTAAACTTCTATTTAAATTAGATGAACTATTAGGATTTCCATTCTCGTTAGCACATACCAACTCGTATTTTTTATTGCAATCCCATAAACCTTTTAAAGCTCTTTGAGCTTCTTTGTTTAATGGAATAATTCTTGTACTGCGTGTTGTCTTTGGAGAATGTTGCAATACCATTGTAGTTGCATAAGGTTTTTTGGTTCGAGGATTGATATTATTTTTATCCCGATTTAATACTGTAACATAACTCTTATTAACAGTAATTGTGTGGTTTTGAAAGTCAACATCATCCCAAGTTAAAGCTGTTGCCTCTCCAAATCTTAAGCCAGTATTGAGCAAAAATACAATAAATTCTCCTCTGGAGTATATTTTTGTTCCATTAGGATGTGTTTTATACGCCAGCTCGGTTAATTTCTTTACTTCTTCCTCGCTTAATGCTGAAACCTGTTTAGTATCCACCTCAGCTTTCAATGATGCTGGCAATTTCACATTAAGTGCTGGGTTTATTGTTACTTCATTATTTTGCATCCCTAAGCGATATTTTTGTGCTATTGTTGTTTTTACTTTATCTATTTGGGATAAAGAATACCCCTGTTTCACCATTTTGTTTATAAGGGCTTGAACATCTTTAGATGTCAACTGGTTAATTTGTATATAACCAAAATTTGGAATAATAAATTTATTGATCGTTCTTTCTTTTGCATCAAAACTTTTCGGTTTTAAGGTATATTTCAATTCCTTGTACAACCATTCTGAAAACCAATCCTTAATTGATTTAGCTAATATGATATTGCCATCGTTTTTAACAAACTCTTCACTTTTCTCTCTTAGTTTTCTCTTTACTTCTTGCTGTGTTTTTCCGTAGACGGTAATGCGTTTTGGTTTACCGTCAGCTTTATATCCGTACTGAATTGAACCCATCCATCTTCCGTCTTTTCGTAGGGTAATTGAACCTGCTCCGTTGTCTCTTCTGGTACGAACTGGTTGATTTGCGTTTTTGTCATTTTTTGTGTTTTTCAT